AGTAAAATCTGGATTATCCGGCACAACAGACCAACAAGCTAATCAAGCAAGATACGAAAGAATTTTAAGAACAAATGGCCCAGCAGCAGCGCAAAGATTCGCAAAGTCTCAAAACTTTACGCCATCGGGCGGCGCGGGCGCTGGAACGGGAAGAGGTATAACGCAGGCATTTAAAAACAACCCCAATATGATGGGTTCTCCACAAGCCATGCAGCAGTTCCAGCAGTTCCAGCAGTATCAAAAAGTCATGAAGTACCAACAACAGCAACAATTCAGAGGTGGGGCAAGGTTTAGGGCTGCTGGTGGAGGTATTTCTGGCGGCGATACAGTTCCTGCTATGTTAACTCCGGGCGAGTTTGTAATGAGTGCGGGAGCCGTAAGACAGCACGGCGTAGGCACTATGAAGGCGTTAAATCGCGGTCAGGTTAAAGGATTTAATAAAGGGGGTATGGTTGGAGGTACTCAGTATCTTCAAGATGGAGGAAGTGCCACAGGGGGAATAGATTTAACACAAATTTCTCAAACCTTTGACAAAATTACAGCATCCATAACAAAGCTTTCTACCAACTTAGAAAGTTTAAATGAAAGATTTGGATTTTTTGAAATGCAGCATACTGTCACAGTTGATGGTCAAATTAATCTTCCCGGCGTAGATGGTGGTGCAATAGCTCAACAAATAACCGATAGTATTGGTGGACTAGTAGCAGATGAAGTAAAGAAAGCTTTAGATAACCCAGAGGCTAGACCTTAATAGGATATAAAATGCAAGATTATTTTAAATCAAATAAAAATCAGCAAGGAACATCTTTATTTATGAAGTCCGATTCGGATGGAGTTAAAGATGGTCAGAATAAAGCTATGCCTTTAGGGATTAAAACTACCGCCCAAGGCATAGAACACTTTACCAATTGGGAAAGTATTGCCAATTCTATAGAAGCTAAAAACTTTGCTAGGTTTGATGACTCCCAGCCTACATCTTTAAAATTTAGCACTATGGAGCAGATTCCCTCAAGATCGAGAGTTAATGCAGATGATTCGCTAGGGTTTGCTACAGACATAGCGGGCGGTAGAAGAAAAGTAGAGTTTACTGATACTTGGACTCCTAACGATATTAAAATTCTAGATGATATAGCGTTTGTTGCTCAGGATGAATATACAGACATCCACAGAAAAGATATAGTGCTTGCTGGACCATCTACAGACGGACGAAGAGATCGCCCACAGGCTTTGAGGCAATTTTTTAACGTAGAGCAGTTTGCCCCCGGAGCGGGCGGAAAAGATCCGGGGACTGGTACTGATGACGGAACGGGGACTGCTAGTTGGACATCAAGCGGATCGTGGGCCTCAAACTTTGAAGGATCTAGTCCTACTGGAGACATCACAGTAACATACACCCCCTCAACCTCGACTTGGACGCTAAACGCAGTTGTACCAAACGATGGCGGCTGGGGAGGTACTATAACTGGAACCAAGGTTCAGAACGCTTGTTCTTGTACTGGTGGAGGTTGTGCAAACACGCAGGTCAGTATTCCTGTAACGGGAACTCATTATTGTTTTTCCGGGGGAGGTAGTGAAACTTACAGCGGTTTTTTCGTTTTTGATCTTACCCCTTCTAGCTCTGCTGGAAAAGATTGTACAGATGCTATATTGTTGTCTTACGCTTCAGATTCCTACATGGCTAGCGGCGGCTGCTCTATAGGTTTCCTAAATGTGAGTAGTGAGACTTACAACGGTTATGTACCGAGCGGCGGCGGGGGCAGTGGTACTGAGGCCGGTGATGATGCCGTTATAACCTCAATTAGAAGGGTTGGAACTTTAGGTTTTGAAACCCAAGCCCTGCATTTTGATTTTGATAAAGTTTACAGTACGGATTCGGAATCTTTTACCGATGAGCCGGATGCACATAACTTTACTTCCGATTTCGATTCATACTCAAGCGCAATAGTAAAGGTAACACTTGCGAAAAACGGCACTGGAGAAAGTAAGCTACCTAAAAATATGTACTTTATGTTTGGTGGTGCTGTAGAAGGTGGTGCTGAATTTACTGCTAAAAACTCAAGCGGGCAAACAGAAACAATAAAAAGGGATTATTTAAATTCTAAAGATATTGAATTTTATGATCCAGTAAGAAAGATCGGTCAAACTAATCCTAGTCCCAGAATCACTAATTGTAAATTAAAAAACTTTAGAGATTGGAAGCAGGCTGGCTATCCTGAAGTTACCGGCTTCAATCGTGCTATAAATGAGCAATTTGAAGGCGATCAAGATTTAAAATTTCTAAACGATAGAATTGTTGGTTACTATTATTTAGTGATTGGTCAACCTGAGAATATCAGGACTATAAACGGTAAAAGACTAATAAAAGAATCTGTAAAAGTTGGTATTCAGTTTTCTATACAAGACAACTGGGGGCAGAACGAAACCTTTGACGGAATTTTTGATGATTTTGAGACTTTTAAAAACACTACAGACGGAGCGGAAAATGGTGTTAGATCAAAAAGTCTTGAAGTACATGAAGTAAAAATTATGAAGTTTCAGCCAGTCCGCAAGTGTGGAAAGGTTGATATCTACGCTAGGAAAAGGGGTATAATATCTTCCTTAGTTGATAACTCTGCAAGCTCTACGGGTCATAATCTAAACACAAACGATGTTATTAAAATTTCCTCTGCTGTATTTGATGGTGGTCAAAACGGCGTTGCTGACATACATCCTTTAAATGGTAATAAGTTTATTAAAAGAGTGGATGACAACACCTTTGAAATTTATGATGATCAGTTTTTTCGAGAGCCTACTTCTACACTCAACTTAAAAACAACAGATGGTGTTGTTTGGACCTGTATATCCAACAATTTTGGTTCGCTGGGACAGTCTTGGGATTATTATGGCACGATGTTTTCTCCTACGGGAAGAAATGGCTATTCTCATACCGACAGACTTTCTACTAACTTCTTAGCTCCAAAAGACTCGTTCTTTACTAGCAAAAGAATAAAATCGTTTTTTGAAAGCTCTAGCCCGGCTTCTAGTGAAGGTACACTATCTAGGAAAAATAATTATACTGGCAAAGAGACTTCTAAAACTATAAATTTAGAAATGGGAAAATTTTCCAATTACGGCTCGGATGGTCTTGGTGATTCTCAATTTGCCCGCGCGGGAATCGGCCCGCTTGGAAGTTGGGTCAATACTAATTTAGGTAAAGACTTAGAAGATAATATCCCTGTTGTTTTTTCTGAAAGCTATACAACACCTATAGACGATCCCAAAAGGGGTATGCAGGACTTTTTTCCATACAATTGTCAAGATGATTTGTCTCATTTTGTTTTACCAGACGCTTCCAAAGAGGGTGAAGACATACGATCTCCATACCCCGGAATGAGATTTGGTTCTAGTATGGATTTAAAATTTTCTCATAATTCTGGCACTAGTAAGGTTTATACCTTGGCAGTAGGAGAAAGAGGCTCTGATGTTTCTGTGGATTTGTTTGGGCAAATACCTCAAGAGCAGCTTTTTGAAAAACCTTCTATGCGATGGAATGGCTCAGAGTTACAACAAACGTTTAAGCCAAAGGTACTACCTTACTATCTACCATACGGCAGAACTCACTTAATATCAATCACAATAGATCAATATGGTAAGATTAGTGATATAGCACATGAAGATACTGTGTTTGGTGGCGGTAACTCTATATCCAACTACGGAAAGAATGATACTGTTGGCATAGAATATAATCCTTGGAGTACTTTTGAATCTTTGTATAGAGTGCGTAATTACAGATTTTATCAAGATCCGGCTATGGGTATAAGTGACGAGGGAAATTCTGTAGCTGTGAGCTTCGCTAATATTTCTGATTTTAATGAAACTTTAGGAACTTTAGCAAGAAATTCCGGTGGCACTAAGAGGCTTTCTTCTAGATACTGGTTGAGAAGCCTGCTTGTTCATTGGGATGGTCAAAATATAGCCAATAGATATTCTAGACAAGAAAGTGCGGGCGGTTCTAATTTTAATAATGTCTTAGACAGAAACCTAGTGACTGATAGAAAAACCATTCCTTCTACTTCTTTTTTTGGAGAAAGTGTTTTAACAAGATTTGGAGAAGGTTCTGGTTTAAAAATGATTGACCGATTTGGAGATCCAAACGATGACTTGTTTGGAGATCCATCTGTAATTCAATACTGGGCAGTATTTCCTTGGGTTGATAGTTTTGGTAAGTCTGTAGCAATAAAAAATGATATCTCTCTAGACTTGGGCGATTTAGATCCAACTACCTACCCAGCAGCAAGCCCCAAGACAGTTATTCTTTCTGCCTCAAGAAGTAAATCTCAAGTAGATATGACTAATGCGGCTGAACAGCCAGTGCTTGCGTCAAACGCTAATTTAACAGTCGAAGAAACTACTAGCGAACTAGGACAAATTACTGCTCACTTTTTATACAAAGATAGCTCTAACGTTTATCGTAATGTTGATTACATGCCATTTAACTCTGGCGGTTCTAGGGGCGGAAGGTTTGCTACTGGCGAGGCGATATTTAAAAACTCTAAGCCCGGAACTGACTTTGAAATAGAGTACAGTAAGCTCATGCCCGGAACCGCTGGCGGGACGGGGATGGCAGAAGTTATAACTTCTTCTGAGTTGTCTTGTAGTAAAATTATTTGGAATGATGACTATATAGTTTGGAGTGAGCAAAATCTTGCAGAAGGTAACTCTATCATTCATTTGTTTACTTTTGATGGAAAGTTCAAGCCCTCAAAGTCAATATCAAAACCGTTTGATTTAGAAAAATTAGATGAAACTGTATCTAGCGCCACTTACGTAGGAGAAGGTTTTGGTTTAGATTTTAAATATCAAGATAAGTTGTTTGTAAGTAATGCGTTAAGTCAAACAGACGAAGGTGGTAATTTAATAGCTGGAGTTTCTGGTTTAGATGGACATTTTATAGATCAACTCTTTGTTTATGAAATGTTGAGAAATGTTTCTACTTTTGAGGAATCTCAAAAAATTCTTCCAGCTATAGATGACTCTAGGGAAGATTATTATTCTGAGTATTTCAAAAGCGCACAATATTTATTACCTTACTTAATACCTATTAAGAATGGTTTTAATCACGACAACAACTCGTTGTCAACTTCTGCGTGGGATATTGATCTTACTAATAGGTACGACTTAGCTGGCAAAAAGATAATACTTAAAGATGTTTTAGAGTATTCGGTTTTTGATAGAGATTATTCTCAAAATGATTCACTTTCTATCTCAGAGCCATACAGCGCTAGGGTTCCTATTTATCTAGGAGTTAGTGAAGATACGTCTATTAAGAAGTTAAAATCTACTACCTCACTTAGCTACAACTATATTCCTCAATCCACCACAGAATATGACTGTGCAAATTCTGGTGGGGACGTATCTGAGTTTAGAACTAATAAAACTCCATTGCTTTTCTTTAATCTGCCTCTGGATAGTTTGGATATGGTTGAAGATGTAACAATTAATTTTGATATATTGGAAGAAGATATATTCAGCGCCTTTGAAACCAACTCAAATAGTGAGGACACCAACAATATAATTCCGAGATTGGTTTTGTATAGTAAAGACCCTAGGTCTACAGTTATAGAAAACGGTCCAGCCACAAATGGAAGCGGATCAACAACTTATCCTAGATACGAAAACGGACTTTGGAGTAGGCCGAGATGGGACGCTGGTCCAGATAACGAATACTATTCAGACATGTATCCCGGTTATTACAGAGGTGGCGCTCAGGATTTGTTTTTCTACGGTAGACTTCCGGGTTCGTTCATCAAAACAGGAACTATGGAGTTTCCAGAAAGGCAAACGCTTGGATATCTTTACGGTGGAAATATAAACCTTGGAGAATATTATGATCTTACCGCTGGATCAAGAGGCGGCGGTGATGCTGGTGATCCCGCTTGGATAGCTCCTGATGTATATCAGCATCTTTCTGCGCAAGAAAGAAAACACGTTTTGCCATACGCTAAAATATTCTTACCGGAAGCTAACTCAACTGGATACTCTGTTACATTATCTGCTCAAGATATTAGGGATTTTGTAATAAAGGGTGGCTTGGTAAAAGATGCCGCAAATGACAGGCCCACTACTGTAGCTGGAAGCTTTAATGATACGGCTAATATTTACGAAGGTGCTGAAAATATAACTTACACTTTGGCAGTAGGGTTTGTATTGACAAACGTTGAAAGTTTTGATATTACTACGGGTCAAACTCAACATGAAGAGCCTTCTTTAAATTTTGATGTTGGGCCAATTAGATATATACATGCGGCAGATGCAAATGGAAGAAACTTTCCAGATGCCAGATACCCATATGCTTTTGATGTAAACTTTTATAAAGAAACGGCGAATGGTGCAGAGGTAGAGTATACAGATCTGGGGTTAAATCAACTCAATTATGAGCTTAGGGCTAAGGTTAGAAATTTAGATGCTTCAATTTCTAAGAAAAGACTTGTTAGCAGAAGATATAGAAACGCTTTCCACAAGATAGCCGTTTTCAGATACGACGAAGAAGAAAGAGACAGTGTTAGAGAAGTATATGTAGATGGTGGCGAGGTTAAAATTTATTCTCAGTTTGGCGCTAATAAATTAGTTCCTGTGCCAGAAGCTAACAGGGATAGATTTGAAGGTAAAGAACTTGCTTATGGGTTTAACGACAAAAGATTTGGAAGTACGAGTCTTAAAAAGTTTAACCCTATAATTGCTATTGGTGAATCTTTTGCTTCTTCAGATTCTTCTAGCGTTAAAGATGGTTCATTTTCTAAGTCTTTACAGGTTGTGAATACTGAGAGTGTGTTTAATTCTTACAGAGGTACAAGCTCAAATATATATTTAGATTCTGACACTGGTAACTTAGAATACGTAAGCCCTCCTACTGGTTATGTGATAGGAGAAAGTTTTTATGATTCAAATACTTTGTTTGGTGGATTTGATTTTCAGTCTCCAGAATATTTAAGTCTTTTTATAAATTCTAATCCTACAGAAAAAGGCTATATTGACCTTGCTATTCCAAAGGTTCATGAGATTGATAATGGCGATGTAGATCTTGTGGTGACGGGTTTTACTGAGCTTAATAATGCTGCGTCACTTTGGACGGGTGTGCATGGGTTCAAAAGAGGCAAGGATCTTTTCTTGAGGGCTTTGTTAGATAACAAGGATATGTCGCTTTTTACTTTTGAAATCGCTCCCTCTGCGGTTGCCACTCTGTTTACTGACGCTCCAGATGTAACTGGCGATATCACTCTGACCATCGCCCCTCCCGTTACGGCTTCTGGCAACTTGTTTACGGTTGGTCCTATTTTAAATACAGGAACGATCCCATTAAACATTCAGTCTCACGCAAACATTAGTAAGGGCGCTACTCTAAGTTCGTCTGGTATGTTCTTTGATGATGGTTTCTCCAATCTTTATACGGTAGCTTCTGTTCCAGAGAATAAATTTACAACTTTGACCATGAATCCTATAAATAGTGGTGCAATGCCGCTGTTTATTGTAAAACATCCTGAAGCAACTGGCGTTATGAACCTAAGCATAGCTTCTAAAGCTTCTGGAGTTCAAGGGTTTAACTTGTTTACTGGCGATCAATTTGATGTACATGAAAATTTTTCTGATCTTTTCATAAAGTCGCAGCAATTCGCTTCGGGTCAAGCGACTCTTTACAATGAAGGGTTATTAGATACTGCTAATTCTAATAGAGACACGAATACTACGGTTGCAGCTTCACTTTCTAGTGAGTTGTTTGACAGGGGTGGTATTTTTGGAGAAGGTAAAGAGGATGTTATATCAAAAACTTTATCTGGTAGAACATATGAATCAAACTCCGTAGTGTGCAACCCTATCAATCAAGGTCTTTATACTAAAAACAGAATGCGGTATGATCGTTCCTCTAAAGACGGTCTTTGGTTTATGTCTGCCGCCCTTAGATCTCCTGTGATTGTAGATGGGTTAGAGTCTAGAGATCCGGCTTTGGTAAACTCTACCTTGGGTGGGCAAAATTTAATCAAGCCATTTTACGAAGATAACAACAGGCAGGACGCGGTAGGAGCGGGCAACTCTACTATTAAAAATGAAGCCTATGATTTAAATGATGATTACTTGGCAAAGGCTTGTATAATTGGTAAAAGTATTCAGTTGGATATGTATACCGTCAATGAAGACGGAAGCGTTAGCCAACAGGGAGAAAAAAATAAAAATGGAATTATAAGATTTTATCCTGCGGACTCTGCTGCCCAAGCCAATGAACCCACCGGTGGTGTATTAGATGCATTTTATGAATTAAGGAACGATCTTTACGAGCAAGTAAAAAGCATTCACGACAAAGAGTTTGCTAAGTCTGATATTGTATTAGAAAATAGTCAAATCTCTGTAAACGATCTTAAATTGTCTTTAAACAATAAATGCGCCATATCTTTCAGGATTAGGGTTGACTACAGAAAAGATCTAACCGTTTATTCTACCACTTTCAATGTAATAACTATTTTTAGAATTACCGGATATCAAGACCTTGAAACCGGGTTTAGCAGTAGTAAAGACTATAGCTTCTTAATTTTTCAGGAAACGGGAGAAGATACAGACAAGCAAAACTCTGGTTATAATGTGGCTTTTGATTATCAGGATCTTTACTTTGACAGAAGGGGCATTTCTCAAGGTTCTGGTGGTGAGGTATGGAGATCTTTAGCTAGCGATGATTACTCTACTTCTGAGAGAGTTGTTAAGTTTTCTGATCTTTCAGATTCCTCATATTATGCTACTAATGCCGCTTATGTGGTTCAAGAACAGAGAAAAACAGGATTTGGTTATCCTGTAAAGATCTTTGATGAGCATAATACAAGTAATAAGATTATGCTTGTTGGCGCAACGTTATTTGACCCATACATGTTTAATACTTTAGAAGATTCTCATACGCCTAATGCTATGGGCGCTGTATATATATACAAGAGGTCTGCTGCAAGCCAGTCTTGGGCTTATCATGGCGCTGTATACTCAAAGGGCTTTACGTCTGATAACATTCTTTCCAATCTGTCTTCATACAGGGGTGGTCAACTTTCCACTGGGCAGTCTGCTCTCTTCGGTTATGATTTTGATTACAGTGAAGGTGTTCTGGTTGTTTCTGAGCCGGGAGGAGACGGAGCGGAGATTGTTAATGCGGGCAAAGTGTATTCGTTTGATATATCTTCCACTCCTAGTTTGGTTAAGAGTTATTCTGCTTCCGATGTATCGCTTCCTGACGGGTCTAATATATCTTCTGGCGACAGTTTTGGTTCTAATGTTGTGATACTAGGAAAAGAAGATGTTTTGTCTTGGTCTGATGCTACACTATCTCAGGATATAGACTTAGGATTTAGTAAATATCAAAACGACAGTACTATTTATAATCTTAGAAATAATTCTGTGTTTGGTCTTAGTTATGAAAATTCTGATGGTATTTTGAGTTTTGTCCCTAGCTCTATTAAGTCTGAAATAAACCCTTACGATGCTGGTGGATTAAGCGGTTTTTCTGAAGATAATATTTATCGCTGGTCTAGAATAGTTTCTATAAAAAAATTCAAGGCTAGATCACAAGACAAGCTTTTGGTTGTTAGAGAGTTTTCCTTAAAGCTAAATTCAGGATCTGCTTCTGACGTTGCTAATAAGTCCATAAGGGTGCAGAAGATTTCAGTTGTCAACTTGGATAGATCTCCTAATGGGACTTTGTTTATAAAGGGTCCGTTTTCTAGTAGTGGCTCTACTTCGCTTTATAATTTAGGCTTTGGGCCAAGCGGTTTAGCTCCGCTTACCATGCTTTCTCCAAGAGTTCCTAACAGCGGGCTGTCTCCGTTGTTTGTCAATAATTTATCTTTCTTTAAAACCATGAGTTTAAGTACAGAAACGGTTGACAATCCTTATTTTACTCTCAATATTGACGGTATCGTTAGTAATTTTGATGGTCAGGCTAATCTGTTTGTTAGGAATCGAGAGCTTAACAATAATGCATCACTGATAACTATACCTAGCGCCGCATCTAATATCGGAAATGTTTCAACTTTTGTTCAAGGTTCTATAAATGTTTCAGATATAAATAATACCACTTTGTTTGTTGGTAAAGAGATTAACTCGGATAGCCTATCGCCCCTATTCCTACAGACAATACCGGAAGGGTCTAACTATACGCCCGGATCTTTATTGTATCAGAACGAGGCGTCTTTATCTATATCCGGCATGTTTGAGAACACCTTTGCTAGCGATGTAGGCTTTTATCTAAATGCTCCAGATAGCGCCAGTGGAGTCAACGCTGTTTCTATGGTAGTTAAAACCCTTGTTCCTGTCGTTAGCGATAATGGGTCGTTTATAGAGAGTGGCTCTATAACTATGGTGATGAATGGGAATAATACAGGGAATGTGTTTACTAAGGTTAATCAAGAAGTTTCTCTAACCATCTCTAGTAATACTATACAAAGTGGTGTAGTTCCTATATTTATACAGAGGCCGGTTGCAAACGCTGCTAGCTTATTCATAGATAGCAGAATATCTTCTGGGGTTCAAGATCTTTATGTTGACGGTGCTAATATTCATAATAGCGGGATGAACCTTGTAACAAAGACCCCAGAAAGTAATAATTTAAATATCTTTACAAGAGGATTTTCGGAATGATACTTTATACATCTAATCAAGATTCAAGAGAGATTGTTATCGGTGGCGTTTCTGGGATGCCAGCAGGTGCGGGTGGCCTTATAGGTCCAATGCCTAGGTATTCTATCGCTAGGGAAAATCTTTCTACTGGTGACGGCACATATATGGGTACTAAATTCTCTATAAGTGTAACGGGAACGGCTATTATACAGTCTACAGATAGCGCTCAGGATATAACTGTAAAAGGTCAAAGGCAAAGCCGTGTGATGGGCGAAGCTTTAACTTCTATGCAGCTATTAAGAGAGAGTTTTCCTAATCAGGGTACTGGTAAACTTGAAATAAGTCCTTATGGCGGTCTTTCTAACGTTATGGTTTTTGATGACGCTAAACTTATGAGCGTTGACTTACCGGAGCAAAGTGAAGAAAGTGCTGGTGTTCAAACTCTAGAATATTCGTTTGTTTTTGAGGCTTATGAAGATGATTCTAATAATACTAATACCGGCTCTACAGGTAGACCAGTTAAGCCTAGCTATAAATTATCTTCTGTGGATGAAAGTTGGGAACTTGCCGAGGCAGACGGATTTTTTTATAAGGCGGATAGCCCCAATTCCACAAATGACAATCTTCATAAAACATACACTCTTAGCCACACTGTTTCTGCTACGGGTTTAAAGAAGTATCAATCTGGATCTATCGCCACAGACGGCGAGGCTTTTAGGCAGGCTGTTTTATGGGTCAAGAGTAGGCTTGATCTTGCCGTAGATCCTAGAGTGGAAATAGCAGAAGATTTAATGGGTGATGAAACTTTCTTTAGTAGTAAGTTTCTTCCTATAGAAATGAATATGCCCGGAAAGCCGGATGAGCTTGGTTTTAATTTGAAGAGCGGAGATATAAAATACAGAGGGTATAATCATGTTAGGTCCGTTTCTTCTGATCAGAATGTGGGGAGCTATAGCGTAACAGACACTTGGGTGTTGTCTCAAGATGAATTTAGGTCTACTCACAGCTTAGATTTTAATTTTGAAAATACTCCCGATGGACAGGGTGCGACTGTTTCGGTAAGCGCTACGTTTCAAGGGTTAAATAGTCTAGAATCTTCTAACACAAAAATAGATAAGTATGCGGGTGCTGCGTCAGGCTTTAATGCAGTTAGAATGTTATTGCCGAATTTAGCTGATGAAGTTTATAAAGATTCTGGGGGGAAATTTAGTCTTAATACAAGCCGTAAACTTAGCGAAAGTATAGGTCATAATAAGGTTTCAGGCACTATAACATATAGTGTGTCTTTTAATGACTTCGACCTGCCTAAAATTCCGGGTGCCGTCACAGAAGGGGTCTCGATAAACTACGGCAACGACAAGGGTGAGCAAAAATTAATAGCCTCTCTACAGGTTATAGGAAGAGCGGCTGGCCCAATAATTCAAGATATAGGAACTACGCAAGTTAGTAATAGAACAATTACTGTTGATGCAGTTATGGAAAGAGGGTTGGGTAAACCGGATGGCTCAGTGGCTATAGCCCCCTATAGACCTATTGGAAATGCTTTCCTAACTTCTTCTACAGAGTCTTGGAACCCGCAGACAAGATCGTACAATAAATCAGAAACTTGGGAATTTAATGGAGATATATAGTGCCTGAAATAAAATGGGAATCAAATGTCGGTATCATAGTCTATGGAGAAACTATTGAGGAGTCAATATTTTCTGCTCGCGCTATATATCAAGATGCTGATGGTGACGATTATTCTCCTGACGGAACATATGTTTATACATACTCTGGCACGGCTAGTGGCAGCCTGACGACTGGGTTAAAGCTAGGCGCTGGAAGCTATACTTTAACTGCTACGTTTGACCCAGAAGATAGCGCTTTGGGATCTGATATAGCCGGGACAGCTTCTTTGACTGTAGAAAAAGCTACGCCCCTAGTAGTTTGGAACAATCCCCCCGATATAACTTATGGATTGGATAGCGAGGGGGATGGTCCGACACTGTCTACTGAACAGCTTAACGCAATAGCCAGCACTGAGGGAACTTTTGTTTATACGCCCGCTTTAGATACGGAATTAAATGCGGCAGACGTTTCTCAAAAGGTCACGGCTACTTTTACTCCCAGTGATGAAGATAACTATAAAAGTCTTCCCCTTTCCGAAGTGAGAGATGCAGACGGAAATATAACGCAAGAAGAAGTTCTACTAGAGGTCGAATTTAAAGTCTTAAAGGGCGATGCTGTAATTGAATGTCCTATTTTTAAAAACGGTCTTTACGAAAAAATACTTCTTCCAAAAGGACGTTTTGAAGAGTTTCCTCAAAAATTAGATTTTGACGAGGCTACGGGGGGAGTTGGGGTTAAAGCGAAGAACGGAGGTCAGGAGATAGTGGGTTCTTTTCAATTTAATCCCCCGGAAGGCACAGAGCTTAAAAAATCAGAAAATGTTACCATTACTTTCGTTCCTGACGATATAAATAACTGGAATCCAGAAACACTTGTCAAAATCGTTGTTTATCCTGTGCATGAAAGGATTAGCGGTCCACTTAAAGCTCCTGAAATGTTTGGATGCTCTGTTCAAAGCGTTAGTTCTTCTGTGGGGTGGGGTGGAAATAGTAGTACTTGCGATTTGGTTTTAGTGGAAGATCCTAATAATGATCTTACTTGGAAACCGCCTCCGGTGGGGACTGCTTGCTTTTTTCAGTATGCCGGATTTTATTTCGGAGGAATCTTCACTAGGTGGACTTATTCAAACACCACGGGAGGGAAGACCTACAAGGTGCTGCTAGAGTCTCCCGCTAAATTGTTAGACGGCGTTCATGTTATAATGGATAGTTTTGAAGGCACAGAATATAATTTTGACTTTGGAGAAAAATACAATAGGTTTAGACCCTCTAGCGTAAACCCCAATATAACAACAGAAGTTAACAATGTTTATAATGCTCTGGGGCATTTTGAAAATTATAGCTTTACCAGAGAAGACGGTGTTCGTGGAAATTTTGGAGGCTCGGACTCAAATAGCGTAGGATTTCCGGCCAACAAGCTATTGAGAACTTTAGAAAAGTTATCGTGTCCTGACGAAAATGAAGGCGCTAGCTTTGCCCATAAATGCGCTTTTGGTCCTCAAGAATATTATAAGATAGATTTAAGTGAAATATCCGCAATAGCTCCAGAATACTATAGGTTTTCTGGCGTTTCTCAAAGTATAAACAGCCTTATATCTGACGTTGGCGACTTGGTTCAGCATGACTATTTTATCACAGTCGTCGCAAAAGATCCTGAAACTATAGTAGACGAAGACGGTAATCCTGTTCAGGGAGGTTTTGAACTAATAGACCCTATAATAAAGGTTAAAAGCATAGATAAGGGGCAACCTCCCACGGGCGGAGTCGTTCGTTCATTAGTTGAGAGCTTTAAGTCCGGGGGCGTTCTTATGAGTTCTTCTATTGGTGAAGAATTGACAGACGACACTACTCAAAAAATAGTTTTGGGCGGCCCTGCAAGCAGGCTTGTGACAAGACGTACTGATACAAACAGCTATCCTATCTGGGCAAAAAAGCAAGATAGTAAATATATGTTTGATTTTCAAATGAACCCTACTGGATTGAGCTATTTAGACGATAACAAGATCCCTGTATGGGTAGATCCTTTTAGTTATTTTTCTAGCTACGAGGCTACGGTTTTTGAATTAAGGATGGCTACCGGAGGTAGAGACTCTTGGCAAACGTTTAAAGTTTTTGAGTCTGTTGCAAATGGGAAATACGAAGACGACCCTTGGTGTGTTGATATAGATATTGATGAAGGAACTTTGCGGGCTTTGGCCGCTGGTAACAGGGGCGCTATGAGTTTAGCGTCTACATCTTTGACCACCGCTAAAAAGGGGTACGATACAGACTTCGCTAACAGTTATGCAAGAGAGGCTAAAGATTACACTGAGAAAATTTGGGCGGCTGTACAGAACGTTGCAAGCAGCTTTTATGGAAAAATGTTTGCTTTACGTATGCCGGAAGAACCGGGGGGTATTGACAATAATCTTAGATTTATAACAGAAGATCAAAAATACGAAACCTCTTGGGAGGCTCTGGATTCTTCTTTTGATCCCGCTAATAGGTTTAGTGATGTTGCTTTCTTTGATAGCTCAGGAAGGACTAAGACTTATGTAGAGTGGAGTTATAGCGGTAACAGAGACTTTAGTGTTTTGGGTAGTCAGTATGCTGGCTATACTGGAAATATGTTTACTCAGAATTTTGACAGGCTTGACAACATTGGGCAAGGGGTGGCTAGTGCGGGATGTAGTATAGAAAAAAGCGCTTACTTTTTTAATTTTGGGGCAGGAGATAAGCCTTTTGTCGTTATGAACGCTGGGCAACAAATAAAAGAATATGATGATATCACTACACCAGATTTTGGTTTGACGGTGTTAGCCAAGCGATTTTTTGACATTGATATTCCGCCAGAAAATTATATTGGACCCGGAAAGCCTAATACCCAAATAGCAATTCCCCCCAAGGTGGTTCCTCCTTTTTCTTTTGGTGTTTCTCAACAAAGTAATAGATATGTTTGGGGTCCGTGGCGTGGCGGAAGCTTGGCTGGTAAGTCCGAGGTGATATCTGAAGAAAGTCTTGTGCCAGAAACCTTTGGTTCTGTAGCTGGTATGAACGAGGCTGGCGAATCTCTTGCTCAAGTTGGCACTGCGGCATTGGCGGCTTCAGAAACTGGATATGTAGAATTAGCAGAGTTTCCTGCTTACAATATAGCAGAAAGATTTGCGGGAGGCGGCCCTTATGTTACAGATATGTCGTTTACAATTGACACTAGCGGCTTTAAAACTACTTATAAATTTAACACTTGGACCCCTCAGTTTGGTAAGCTAGCTAAATATAATGTTGATAGAATTTCAAGAATCAACAAAGCCAGCCTAGAGCTTGCAAAAAGAGAGCGAGACAAGATAACAAAAAGACCATTCCTTCCTATAAAGCAGGAGTCTAGAATGGAGCAGTTGGCTAAAAGGCAAAATCGTCCTAACATGGGTTTTAGTCTCGCTCAAATATTTCCACCCGGAGGAAATTTCGCTGGAACGTCAGAAGTATCTAGTATAAATATTAGTGACGCTGCTGCTCAGGCCGCGAATAATCCTGAGAAATTTAACAGAATGGCGGGAAATTCAGAAGACGCCAAAATGGTTCCGGTTGAAACAAGAAAAAATAAAGATTCAGAAAATGAAGAAATGTCATCTTTAGAAAAAGTAGAAGTTACAGATGAGCCTGTTGGTGGCGTTTTGCCTTCTGGGGAAGAAGCAGATCCTGTATTTTCAACAGCGGTGCATGGAGATGACGGCAGTGAAATGATGAATAACAATCATGACAGCGCTATTGTTTCTGCTATTGATGACGATCCTACGTCGGATCTTAATCCTGAAAAGATGGAAGAGTCAGAAAGAAAGTCAGTTAATAGAGTAAGGTATATGGCTTATAAGTTACCTATGACTGGTCAAGGTTGGGGATGGGATATAGCATATAATCCTGTTCCTAATATTGATGGAGATCTTAGAAGTCATGATCCAAACTTTCAAACAAATCCTAAGCTTATGAAAAGTGGCCCTATAAGATTTTTGTGGGATAAAGAAAGAAAGGTTTGGTCAGGCGGCCCAGAAATATTATGCGGAACTCTTGCTACAGACATAACTGCCGCGCCTTCTGTGCTGTCGCCAAGTAATTTCACTGTCAACGTGTTAAGAAAAACAGGAGAAGAGAAGGGCGAAGGAGCGCTTGAAGACTTAGGAGAAATTATAACCTGTTACAATAGAGATGTTAACTTGACCGCAACGGCTGGGGCAAATGTATTTATTGTAGTCGCTAGATTAAATTATGAATGGACACCACTTTGGGTTAGCTGTACGGAGTAATAAATGGGAACTAATTGTTGTTGTGGTAAGCTTAACTGTGATCAAGAAACCGTGTTTTTTGATGTGGATCGCTATATTAATTCAGAAATGAAAAGCTTTGTAGAAGTCGAGGCCAAGGTGCATAGGTCCGTTAATAGCTGGAGACCAAGCCAAAGAGAGCCAGAAAAACTTATAAAAGAAGAAACTTTTTCTTTTCAGGATGATACTGGAAAATTTTACAACCTTAAAGGTGAAGATTCATACTTTTTCCAAAAGGGTAGTAGGCGGTACATATATAGAATTGAGTATACTACAAAAAGAAAAGTTGCGCTTCGTTTTGAAATAGATGACGTTTACGACTGGGGCAAGGTAAATTCTTTTGGTCATAATTTTATAGACAGTATATACTTTAGGCCAGAGGCTTTCGATTACTCGTATGATCCGAGCGGAGATATTTTTGAATTTGGTGAGATTATAAAATCTTGTTCTGAAGATATTGAAGATTTGTCAGAAGTAGACTTTAGCCGTATTGTTCCCGCCTCTTTTCTTCCAAGTAGTTTTGAAGAAAGGTCTGAAAATTTAGAAACAGATGGAATAGGGGTTGATATTTATAAGCTGGCAGAAGATGAGTCAATGCCAAACAGTGTAGAAGAGTTTGACGCAGTGTTTGGCAATGGTATGTTTGAATATGAAACAACTGTTATTGATAAAGTGTTTAATGGAGCAGAAATATCTGAAAAAATTGATGATCCAGATATTGATCGTGTATATACGGGGTTTTCTACTATAGACGGAATTGCGAAAATAGAATATAGAGAACAGGATGTAAATTTAAGAGATGATCATGAGGATCAGTTTGAAGGTGGTGCTTTTAGATCTTTAAAAACATTTCCATATACAGCATATAACTCAATGCAAGTTTCAGCAATTAGTTCGGGAAGCACGGCCAATGTTAATAATGACGGTTATGGAAAAGATGTACAAATACCTTACGGCAAAATTGATTCTAATGGTTCTTATGTTCTATTGATAGATTGTCCAAACGTCGGGACGGGCGATTTTATTTGCAATCAGGCTCTTATTGAGCTTAGAAGAATAAGTGGTGCGGATTTATATAATGCTCCTCAGTTTTTTAAAGAAACAAAAACAACATTTATTCCTACCGATCCAGAAAATCCAATGAACGGTGGAGAATATAAAACAGAAAGAATAGAAGAACAGATAACACTGTCTGGGTGCGAATCAAAAGTGAGATCTGCTGCCAAAGAACCGCCTCCAAAAACTCAAACTTTTAATCGTTTTATGGGAGGTGACAGCAGGCTTGAAGCAGAATACATTTCTTTTGATCTTGAAACAACTCCGCGTTCTGAAGACACTGCCTGTAACGAGATTTTACGTCCTAATTTTTTACTAAATTCCTCTAATTTTGAAGAATGGAGGACTCTTTATACCAGAACAGAAGATGGGGAATATGTTTCTAAAAAATCATTTATGGACACTAGATTTGATTTTGATTCATTTTTATCTGGGCCAAACTATTTTGTTTCTGGTGGAAAAATAGAGCTTGAATTATTTAAACCCAAAACAAGCAATTTAAAATCAGGAGTTGCTGAAACTTATTTGCAGGTTCTTTATGAACTTTCTTACGATAGAGATCTAGAACTTGTTGCAAATTACGAGAATTTTACTAACATCCACCATATAGCCCTGATGCAACAATACAACTCGCCCCCAACAGGAAGGGCCACCGCTGGCGACTTTGGAGATGTGGTTAATCTTGATGTTATAGATCCTAAAGTGGTTGGGCTACCTCTTGTTGATATAGGTCCAATAGGTGTTGACATATTGCCAGATGAAAAGTTGGGATCTTACGCTACAGGCTTAGTTTCAAACTCTAAAAGTAAACTCTTAACCAGCCCCAGAGACTTTGTTTTAAATGAGGGAAACGGCCACTCCGAAAGAACACATTGGAGTTATACTTTTAAGCCTACGTCTGACCAAGCAAAGTATATTTACAGATTGAAATACAGAGTGCTTGAAGGCTCTTCTACGTTTATGGGTAAGGACTATATTGTAAGAGAGTTTTTAGCAGCTTCTAATCGTCCAAGTTTTGGATTTGATTATCCCCTTGCGGGACTTCCCCACAATCAAACATCATTCGGTCAATACAAATCTCCTGATTGTTTTGGGGATCATAGCTGTTGGATTACTGACATAGACGATCAATATTGCATAAGAACCAGTTTTCCGGTTTTTAACACCAGTAGCGGACTTCGGCAAGGTACGCTCCAAGGTGTTACATGTGACCCTAAAAAGCTTGTGTCTAGCGCTGTAGGGGGATATGTTTTTAATAAATCAGTTATGAACGTGGATAAAAAATACAGACCGCCCATCCTGCCCGTGGACCGATTTGGGTCAATTTCTCCCGGAGGAGGTTTTTCTAGAAACAATTATTTAACTAGTCTTTATATTAGGGGTTGCGCCATAGAGTCCGGGAGCGCTCTAGTAGATGTAGATTCGGATCTAGAGTTATTTTCTCCTAATGAAATACATGCATACGACGCCGTTCCTCATTATGGAAAATTTAGTGCTGCCAAGTTTAGATTTAAGCTAAGACAACACGAATTTTATCCTTTAAAGCTTGCAAGAGAAGACATAAACGATAGCTGTCCTAAAGAGTGTCTTGCTATGGAACATAATTTTGAATGGAAGCTTTTAGAAAGCGACTGGGACGTTGGAGATCGTTCTAAGCTATCTCGCGCTGATTATGGATGCGTTACTATTTTAAATCACGAAAGAGAAGCGGCGGAGTGGGGAGGGTCTTTTCAGTTTGAAAGTTGTGTGGATATTGTTCTAGCGACCTATATTCCCGAACAACAGATTGTATATGCGGCATGTTTTTCGACATTACCAAGATATCCCGCTGTTGAAAATAAGTATTTTGACTTGCCCGAAGATGGTGTTATATCTATTGACCGCAGTATCATTCTTTGTGACGCTGGTAGAATTGGGATTCCTCATATCGCTGTTGACTATGCTGGTAATAATCCGCTTGGTCACACAACCCGGATTGGCTCAAACTCGATTACAATAGGGCCAACTAATGAAAATCCCAGTATCAAGGTTTATGAAGCTGTGGGTGTTCAGGATGGATACAACAGTACGTGGCAGATTGTCACTCGTAAAAAAACTCCTGAAAACCCGCTTAGTGTTGAAAAACCCCTTGAGGAAACTAGAAGAATATTTTCAATGGGTAGCGATACTTATCATGTTGATGCGGGCGGTCTTTTTAGCGAAAGTCAAAATAGGGTTCTTGATATCATAGGTACTTCTGCCAACTCCGTTGAGAATAAATATGGAGAAAATCACCAAATATCACTTTCTGAGGTTAGCTGGTCTGAAGCTGGAGATGTTTTTTCTGAAGTTGATAAAAGCACGGGAGCTTCATATCCGTATTCTTTCAATATAGAAAATCATAAAGATTTTATTGTTGGAGCAGCATATGGTGGTCTAGATTTAGGATACGGAAGAAAAGCTTCTCAAATCATAAATGCTTTCTTGACTGAAATAACATCTGGCGAAAGCGAGTATTCAATGACCGTTCAGGGAGAAGATTCGTCTTTCCTGCCTTTTTATAGTGCTGGTGCTGGCCTTAGATTCAGAGCAAACGCTAGCGATGGAGAAGACGGCTGCTCTGGAAAGTTTGAAAACGATATGCTTTTCTATAGGCGATATTTCGACGATAACACATCTCCTGATAGATCTAATAATCTTGGTTTTACTAAGTTTGATATGTCGCAAGCTACGTGGGCTATTCAAAATAAATATGCGACCTTGCTATATCAACAGTATATACCAGTTGTTAACATGCTCTTAAATAAAACCAAGCTGAACCATCCCTATGTAGAACAAATAGTTTCATTGATAAAAGATACAGATGTTGATAAATATTGGTACAAGATTGGAGTTGATGTAACTGTTCCTTTGGACCCTGAAGAAGAAGGGCATTCTTTTACGTCTGTTGTTGCCCCCAAAGATGCAACAGTTTCAAAAATATACAACAAAGATAATTTTGTAGGTCAGTTAGTAGATGCTGGTGACAACCTTTTTGAAATAATTACCGATGTAGAAGAAATTAAATGGGACTTTTTTGCAGGAAGTATAACAGAAATAAAAGTTAACAATGGGGACATCGTTAAGGCTGGCGATGTTGTTATGATTGGTGAAGTTGGAAGCACCACAAGGGAGGTTGTTTCTGAAGTGAGCGGAAGAATTACTCTAAATATAACGATAGGCGAAGAACTTTCTAAAAACCAGAAGCTGGCAACTGTTGACATTATTGAAAACATTGTATCTCCTGTAAAGGGGCAGATTGAACAGTTGTATGTTAGCGAAGGAGAAGAGGCTGAAGAAGGGCAGGTCTTAGCGGGCATTGTCTCTACGGTCACATATGAAGAAGGTTCTTATTTCTATATCAATCAAAAAGGAGAAAACATTGGCCCACTTGAATCTGCTCAGGGGTTCACTTTTAAGAAATCTACCGGAGAGTATGAGATAAGAGATGGTGTTAAATTATTCTTGGATGGGGGCTTATATTCTTCTACATATACGTCTGACAGAATTGAAAGAGCGGGTCCAAATGATCCATTTTTTTGGTATAACGGGGGTGAAAACGGATACACGGTAGAGGGTGCAGTTTCTGCTCAAAATAAAGATGAATGGCTAGGTCTTGTTAATACATGGGATTTTGGAATTGCTACGACTTGCAACCAAACAACAACTCCTGCATCTAGCTTATTTTCTGATGCTCTTATTCCAAGATTTACTGAGCTTACGAAGATAGTTAGCTTAATAGTCGATGACACATTCGCGGATGCGTCATTGGTAACGGTGGATGCTGAGGTTTTATTAAATGACGCTAGCTATTTTACTCAGCCCTTTACAAATATTGTAAGAACTTTTGATGTTGATTTTGAATCTGTTGAAGATAAAGGTGGGTTTGATCGTGATGTAAACGAGTTTGACATCAGACCCTTAATAGTTCAGCCGTCGTGCGATCTCTGTAGTGAGCAGAGTTTTGAAATTGCAAGACCGGCTTGCTCTTCTGTTACTGGACACGGAAGAATAAGTGGTGATCCTCCTCAAGATATAGAAGTCGCAGAAGGAGACACAGCAGGGCCGTTTGCTTATCATGCTACATATACGACCAATGACTCTGATAGATTTAGTGGAGAATATTTTTTAGAAGATATCGCTAGAGGTTCTTGCGGATCTGTTATTACATACTTCGGTATTGTCACAGAAACCAACCAAGCAACACCAAGACTTTACTATAGGAAAATAGTTGAAAAGTCTAAAATAGACAAATGTAAAAAACTTCCTCGTCTGTTTTTTGATTATTGTAACTTACTAAGCGGTTGGGAATTGGCTAATAATGAAGCCTCTCCTGTGGCGCACATAACGACATCTCTTGAGTACAAGCCTTTCAGATTTGGCCTTGATAGTAGAGATATTTTGAAGGGAAATAGTTTTGATGGGTGGAGAAACAGGCACAATAGTATATTTTTATCTGACAAGGATATTTCTGATATAGGTAGTATTTTAGATACCATACCAGAATCAGATAATACCTATACCTCCATTTTAACTTTGGTTAGCAAGATTGAAGGGCTTGTATATTTTAATTGGCCTGCCGGGTTAGATAAGGCTAGGCCCACTTTGATGGGTAATCCTCCTGATGGGGTTCAGAAAGATGGGTATGTTTCAAGTTTTTATGCAGATAAAAATGGCGGTATATTTTTAGAAAACCTTAGAGAAACTATAAAAACCGTGGTAAGATTCTTTGAAGAGCGGTTTGGATTTTCGCTTCAGTTTGATACAATTTCAAATATGTTGTATGAGCATCTAAATGGAATTAATGGTAACGCAGGATATACTACGGTAACTAAAGAGAATTTTAGGAGGGCGGTTTCTGGTAGCGCTTGTGGATTATATTCGCAGGGACTACCAATTCCTCCGGGTGGCAACTTTATTCCAGAAAGGTCTGTGCTTATTGAGGATGTTGTATCGGTGTTGCAGGCTAGCTTAGGGATGGATATTTACACCTTGCAACGCCGTTACGGTAAACCTTCTGTTCCTACGCTTCCTAAAGTCGGGTCTTTTGATTTTACTGAAAATCAAAACGACAAGTCTTTTGGGTACAAATCCCCGTTTGTAATTACGGAAGGCAGTGAAATGCCCGGATTTGGCACAAGCGATAACTATAAAAAGATAAATGAAAATTCTGAAGTTCTATCTTTTGAACCTAGAGGTTTTTCGGGATCTTTGGGAGATGCATCGTTATTCGGTCCTGTAAGATTTCCCCAGCTTGGATATATAAAAACAATTAAAACCGTTCCATTGAATGAATACTTCTTTATAATAGGCGACATAACAGATACATACTAGGATATATAAAATGAACGAAAACAACAAACCTCCAAACTTTATTAAAAAAGCAGAAAATTTCACAAGAGCATCTATTAAACACGTCGCTTCAGGATTTGAGCATGTTTCCGAAAATGTCAAGCAGCATAGAATGAGAATGTGTGCTGGATGTGATTTTTTACTACCTCCACAAGATAATCCTTCTTGTGGTCAGTGCGGCTGTTTTCTTAGTATAAAGACTAGCTGGGCATCAGAGTCTTGCCCTATCGGAAAATGGGGCGCTTTAAACCAAAATCAATCTGGAGGATGCAAATCTTGCGGAAAGAAAAAAACCTAATTTTACTAATAATTGTGTATCTTATATAGACAAACCTTAATCAAGGAGAATTTCAAATGGCGATTATAGACTTTCAGGTAAATTACAGCAACCAAATGGTTCCAGATACAGAAACCTTATCGGGTTCTGGACTCGGATTTTTTGGAGCAACGGCTGGATCTTCTGTGCAGATTGGTGCATATCAAGACGGTACGTTTGTTTCAAATGGTGACGGTAGCGAAACCAAGGGGCAGACAAACAACGTTAAATACAGAAGTTCTGTATTTCCTAGTGGTCAGTGTGTTGTAGGCAGTGCTGGCGCTTCAACTTTCAACGTTGGCCTGAGTGGTGTAGTGAGCTATCAAACAACTCTTGGTATTAGGTTTGGTCACACGACCCCTGTAAAAACCCAAAATTGCCAGCTAAGAATTTACGATAGAACTAATATCAATAGCCCGGCCAGCGGCGTGAACACAAAGGTGGCGGAAGTTGTGAACTGGAATGGAGCAAATCCGGTTTCTCAAGGGGCTGACGGAGTGGCTTCAAATCACTGTGGAAGTGGGGACGCTTTTTGGTGGGGAGAGCCTTGGCCCGCTCAATTAGTTTCTGCTCAAAATTTCTATGAGAATAGTCTTGGTACGAAGTTCTACAACGGTCTAGATACCGCCGCTGTCGTAAATGGCGACAGTAGAGTTGGAAATGGAGTTGCTGTTGGTGACGACGAAACTGCCGGTGGAACGGGAATTATTGTTCCTTTGCTAGACTCTCCCGGAAGTGGTCAAAAGGGTCTTCAAGAAATCGCGGGTTCGCCTGCGGGAACTCCAGACGGAACTAACTACGGTTTGGTTTGGCCTAAGTGGTCCCAATACATAGACTCCACTAAGCAAAACTCAATCTACCATCCCGGAATCGGAACGATGGACGGAGATTCTACAAATGGTAAAAAGTATACATTTGGCGGCACGGGGGTTCATACTCACCACACTTGGTGTGTTGCGCTTTCGGCTAGTCCTCTTGCGATTGGCTCCAAGGAGCAATTTGGTCTTTATGTAGCTTTAGAGTATCTGTAGGGTTTGTCACTTGTACCTAGAGACAAAAAACCCCGCCAATCACGGCGGGGTTTTTTTATAGGACTATACTGTGAATTATGATCTAGTCATAACGATAAAGTGAATCCTAAATTATTCTACCTGCTTGGTTTTAGCGTTCCATTTAGTCCAACCTTTGTCTGGAAGCCAGTTTCCTTCAGCGTCTTTTCTCCTTGGAAACAGGCCGCCACCTTTCTTATTGGCCCCAAACGCTAGTTTTGCGCCGCAGTCCATGCACCTAATTTCGTAATACGGGTTATCGTCTACGACTCTAACTACAAATCTAAGATTTTCAGATCCGCATTTGCCGCATTTAGTTTCTCCAAAAACCTCTTGGAAAATAGAAAGTTGATTAAACACCTCTTTAGGGGTATCGCATTCAAATTCTACGCTAAGGTTTCCTAACTTGTAATTTAACTTCATCATTCTCTCCAGTTTGAGTTATACCCTACAATTTTAGCAGGGGTAGGTTTAGCTTTGTTCTGATAGTCGTTCAATATCGCTAGCATCTTAGATGCTGTTTTCTTACTTACTTCTCCTATGTTCTTGTAACTTCCTTCTCCAGAGTTGATAAATTCAACAACGTCGATGTCTAATTGTTTACACTTCCCATCAATAAAATTAACTTGAGGAACGCTAATAGGATCTTCTTCGTTCCACTCTCCTGTAGTTGGCTTAGATGCGATAGACTGCCGCACGATAGCTACAACGTCTTTGTTTCTTGGGATCTCTTCTGCCGCCACACAGCGTACTTTAAGAGCCTTTCTCAAACATCTTCCCTCTGCCTTGGTGCTAGCCGTGGCAGCGGGATGAGCGCAAAATAGGTCATCTGAGTTACCATGCCAGCAGTCAGCCGCATCTCCATAAGTTCTAAGCTGCCCTGAACCCATCCAGTCAATAACGACCTCAAACACAACAGTAGCCCTACCGGGACCGTTGGGATCGTCAGACGCTATTACTTGAACTGGTCTACTCACCAGTATGTCTCCCAGTAGTTCCTCTGCGACTCTGCGCAGGCCGGTGGTGAGAGGGTTTCCATTGTACATCTCCGACTTGTGAAACTTACTCATGACATAGTCGTGCCACTCGTCACATCCATATGCGGGCATGGTCATATCCGGGCCTGTTGCTTCTGCGTCCTTTTCTTTCTCAAGTGCTTCTTTGTCAAATAGATCTGTACTTAAATTATCACTCATGTCCTATCTCCAATTCAATGAAACGTTTATTCTTAGGAGGAAACTTTTCCTGTAGTTTTCCAACCTGTTCCGATACCAAATCCCACAATCTTCTCTCTACGGCGCGAGACATATTCTTACAAAGATATTTAACTCTCACAACACAAAACCCCTTAGAAACCAGAAGTCCATTCTTGATAGAATCAAACTTAATAACTTCCTGTAGCTTCTTTTCTCCAAACACTGGGAGAAAGTGTTGTGGCCCATCTATCTCTATTATAGTGTTTAACTGAGGCAAAAACAAGTCAATTTCAAAATTGCCCTCAATAAGATCTTTCTTGTGAAGCACTACATCATAGCCCATCTCGTTAAGCTTTCTTTCTAAGAACTTCTCGGCCTTGGAGCCTTCTATAGCCGCAATTCTAAGGGCGCGACCAGCCTTCTCCATCATTTCTCTTTTCTTATCTGCCGGAATCTTTTCCCATCTGTCCTTTGCTTGCTTTGAAAACTTCTCTCTATCTTCGTCAGAAGTATTTTTCCAGCTTAATTCCTTACCCCTGCTAATCTTGTTCTTGTCTTCTTCTGATCGCTTTTCTCCTTTTGTTGGGTGTTTGCTTCGTCCTGTTTTTATAGCATTAGCCTGAGCCTCGGATCGGGTTCTCATTGTTACTCCATTCTTTTTCAATATCCTTTCTATCTTTTTTGGATATGTGTTCAGTTCTTTTGCTATGGAGTATGTGCTACTATTATCTTGATACTTTTTTAATACGTAAGATTCATCTATATTAGGCATGGGTTTTTTCCAGTATTTCTAAAATTTGGGACGGGTTCCAATCTTGTATGGTGGCTATTGGAGGTTTATTACAGTAGTTTTCTATCATGCAGGAGTGCGAGTCGCTTCTTGATATAATACTTAGTCTATCATCTAGCAGTATATCGCAGACCTGAGAGTAGTTCATTGGTCTTTTAATCCATTCCATATCCCACAGGTAAAGATATTTTTTAGAATTGTTGTTTGATTTAAGAAGAATTTGAGCTTCTTCTAGGTTAGTGGCTAAACATACACCGTTATAGTTAGAAAGAAACGAAACGCTGGAGCATGAAAAAAGAGGTTTTGTATATGGCGGCGATATCTTTAAAACAAAAGCCGTACAGGATAGGTTTGGATTTCTAGAAAGCTCGTTAAAGGCTTTTATTAGATAAAAAGACTTTTGTGATGGTCCTAAGTCTCCTATTAAAGCTGATACATTTATCATTAAAATTCCTATTAGTATTTATAGTGTGATATGTCTTTATATTTCCAAGAACCGCCAGAGTCTTCGTTAAAGTCTTTAGCTTGTTCAAACAGTTCTATGCCCCTAGCGGCCTGCTCAGGGGGCATGTACATATTCCATCCCAGCATGGCTGGGGGCGGCATTTCGTCGTGAGGGACACGCCTATCTCTTCCTTCGTACTCTGCTAGTTTAAGCCACTCTACAGCACTCTTGTCGTTTGTCAATATCATACCACCTTTAGCAATGGGTAGTATTTTTCTAATGTGAAAAGACAGACATTGATACGAATCTTCAATATACATACCTTTAGTAAACTTCGTGGCGCTGTCTACAATTGGATATGGGTTTAGTCTATAGGCTCCAGACCACTCAAGATCAGTAAATTCAACCTCACATCCTGCGTGGATAACACTTTGAGGTACAGATAAATATGTCTTCTTCGGGACTTCCACTTTGCCGGTTGCTTGCAGATACTTTAAGCATAGAAATATACTATTGGTACAACTGTCTGTAGCTACCGCATACTTACTGCCTGCGTATTTTGCGACCTTGTCTTCAAAAGCTTCCACGATATCCCAAGGGTCACTTATACTGTAACCTTGCTTCTCTAGTAGTTCTATTACATCTTGTGTTTTAGTGTACATTATTTATACAGCCTATAATATTCTCCAATAACAAATTTTGTATTTGCGGTAGCGGAATTCTTTGCTTTAGATTCATCATATTTTTCATATGGGATAACCCTAAAATCCATACTAACCCTTGTGTTACCAGTTGTATTCTCCTTATTCCCATGAGCGCACTGATTGCCATAAAAAATTGCGAATTGCCCAAGATTCATTTCCAAAGGTTTAAAGTCTCTAAGCCCCGGAACCGATTCTATCCACATAGCGTTACTTTCGTACATATTAGTAAGCGCTAGCTGAAAGTTTATCTCCCAATCGGGGTGGTTGTGGTTTTCGTCAGAATCATAGTGCCATTTATGCACAGCTTGGTCGTTGGGTATGTGGACCCTAAAGCTTGGAAAAGCCTGATACACGAAACTTCTATTAAACATAGGTGCAACAATCTCGGAAATGAAGCTATTGTAAATATCTTTTATAGCCTTTCCTTTTTTAGACTTTAAACCCCCGTAAAAGGTGGAATGAAAGTCTGTTTTTGTCTCATTGTCAAAGTTTAATTTATCTTGAGGTAATAAATCGCTTCTTTCTATGTGTAGATTTTTTAATTCATCAACATAAAAAATATTCTTTACCTCTTCACAGAAGTTGTATTTATCTAGATTGTAGTCTTTTATTATGCTCATACGGTTCTCCTTGAGATCATGTGTCCCTCTATGCAAGATTCTTCAAAGTCTGTCATATCGTAATCATTTACAATATCCTTAAATTGCTTGTTTTCAAATCCTAAGTCTTTCATAAACTCTTCTGATTTAAATTTAGCAGCATTTAAATTATTCCTTCCTAAAAAATATCCTCCATTAATTATATTTGCGGCAGCCCAATTTTGCCCATGTATTTTTAATTTTGGAGTTTTTGGAAAACTTCCCAAGTCGTTGTGGCAAAATGCTATGGGTATATTGTCTAGTTCTGATAATTTTGTGCAGTCTTTAATTTTAACGCGCGGGTGATTTGTGGGATTGTGAATATCAAAACCGATACACCTATCTTTTCCGAAGTGGTCACATAGTAAATTAAACGATACACATCTGTTTGTTCCTAGTAGAACAATATATCCTGTATCTGGTATGTCTTTAAGTTTTAGTATTAAGTTTTTATATATTTTGTAAGCGTAGTAATTTTCTCCATAGTTATCTACGTCTGAATGCTCTTGTGAATTATCGTACCAATACTCTTTGTTATAAAAATTGTTTTCCATTTTATGTCTCCGGTATATCTTTAAGGTTTACTAGTTTCCACTCTGTCCCATACTGCTTTAAGTAGCTGTATCTATCTTCGTCATCTACAAAAACGGCAACGTTTCTGCTCTCTAGGCTCCATTCGTTGGTGTGCGGTCCCGGCTCTGGAACCGGAACAAATATTTGAGAAGCGTTTGATAAGAATGCACCCCACCAAGAAAATGTACTTTGAGACATGACTATTTTATCAAACGATTTTATGGCTCTAAAATCTTCTATTTTATCTCCACATAGTAGTGTGGGACAGTATTCTTTAAAATTCTCCATGTATTTTTTAAATAGTGGATGATTTAAAGTCTCTGGATCTGAGCATATGAAAAGATTATCAAAATCCATAATCTCTAGAGCTTTGTTAAAGTACCCATGAGGCATCACATATGGGTCTTTTGCTAAGTCTCCCGTTATACAATCGCCCATACGTAAGTGAACAATCGCATCGTTATCCGTCTGTCCTACGTCTATATCTTCTATGTCCAGCCATTCTCTAATTTTTTGTTTATAGGGCTTGTAATATTCGTATCTTTGAAACCATCCATCGAGGTATACGGCTTTATCTTTCAGATTAACTATATCTTCTACAGATACAGGCTCATCATTTATTCTTAAAACGTGGTCATTAAAAACAATTGGCTCATAGGGTTCTATTCGCTCTGGGTTTACTAGTTCAAAAGTTCTGGAGAACTCTGGAATGGGCGGTGAATTAAGTCTCAAACCCATAGACTCTGCTAGTATCCTACCTAGAGAATACTGAAACATGTTGTTTCCAAGCCTTCCTACATATTTAACATTAATCATTTGCGGTACTCTTAAAGTCTCCCTGTGTGGATATATATGGATAAATGTGATACACGTTTAATTTAGCTTTCCAGAAAGCAAAGTTAAGCTGCCAATCAATAGGTAGTGAAAAGGGTTTCACATACGGCATTATTTTTTCTGCTGTAGACTTTCTGTAGAGTATACTACTAGTCGTATTAGTCGCGGGATGTTTAGCTTTTAAGTAGGCTGAATTGTCATCTCCGACTATGAAGTTGTATTGGCATATATCATGTTTAAATGGGCCACCTATTACTATGGCATCCCAGTCTTGTGGCGCTTTTGATATTATTTCTTCTAAAGATATAGAATCTTGATGAAATCTACAATCATCTTCTAGAAATAGTGCGAAATCTTCTTCTTGCTGTTTTGTTTTTTCAAAAGCCTCAACATGCTTTATACAAAGGGATATGCTGGCGTACTTCATTTTTTGGAATTGGTATTTTTCTCCTTGTCTCATAGAGACTTGGCACTCTTTGAAGTGTTTTTCTTCATCTTCTAGGTAGTAATCTTCTATGATTTTTTCTGTCAAAACATCTTTATCAAAATCCGTTATAAATTCAAAATTTTCTATACCCTTTGAAGACAGTTGCTTTAGTATAAATTCCTTTCTGTCTCGTAGTGGCTTATAGTGCATGACATATGTTTTATACATTTTTAATCCTCTTGTACATAAAGTCGGCAAGCCCTTGAGGGGAGCAGAAGTATTTGTGCCAGTTTTTAACCTGTTCAGACAGGTATTCCATCTCGCTTTGTCTTTGTTTCATGTTTTCTACAAATTCTCCAAAGTGAGACCAAGAAGAAATTGAAAAATAAGGAGCAACGTTATAAAAATCTACATGAGGCTGCTGAGTGCAAACGGGTATACAGCCACATCTAGCAGCTTCAAAAAATCTAAATGACTCTAGACTGCCTGAACCGCGAGGAACGGGCATAATCTTTGTCTGATTTAAAACGTCACAGTAAGATTCTGTAGATTCTCCATTGTTCCATCCCTCATACCACAAAACTTTGTTTTTTAACTTTTCGTTTTTTTCTAGTTGTGTTATAGAATTCCTAAATTCTACTCTTCTGTAGGGGTCAAATTGCCCCATCCAAGACCAGTCGTATTCTCTTTCCAAGATTGGTATTTGTTTATCTTCTATACCATCTAGCTCGCACAAGGGTATGGCGGTAACTTTGTCAGAAGTTATTATAGAAAGGGGGTCGTCTGTGTTTATCATGGGTTGATATTGCTTAAACACATGCACATAGCTGCCATCATAGGCTTGGCTAGGCATCTTATGAGCCTCATCAGAGGTCGATACAAGAATCTTAGGATACTTAGTATCTTTTGGCATTTCGTGATCCCAGACGTTTATTATGAAAGAGTAGTCTTCTTCCAGCTTTTCAGACAATAACTCTACGGCTCTAGAATAAACGTGTACATCTGGATTGTTTGGTATTAGATTGATTATTTCAGACATGCGGATTTCCTGTGTCGTTAATTATTTTGCAAACTTTGTCAATATCTTGAATTGTTAAGTCTTGATGATTGGGGACATACATACCATTGTTATTTACTACAGATGCGTTCTGCATAGTCAGTTCTCCGTACTCTTTTTTCCAAGCTGGTTGAGCGCCCATGCTTCCAGAGACTAGTGGTCTACATTCTACACCATTATCGTCTAAAGCGCTAGATAAATCCTCTCTATTTCCAACAATTAATGGATATCCCATATTAGAAACCACCTCCTGTCGTGAGTGAGGTTTCCATAGTTCACTTTTTATAGACTTTAGGTAATGATTATAGTTTCTTTGTCTTACGTTTGATATGTTGTCTATTTTAGACATTTGATTTATACCAATGACCGCCTGCAAATCAGTAGACCTAAGATTAAAACCCTGATAATAAAACTTATACAAAGAGTCAAACTCTTTAACGCCGTACTGTTTCTTGTATTTAAGTTTTGCCTCTTCATCTAAATCCCTATCCCACCCATGACTTCTTATCATTTTAATAATATCTGCAAACTCTTTATCATTTGTGCAAACCATACCTCCTTCAATTGTTGATATATGATGCCCAAAGTAAAAAGAAAAAGAACTAGCTAGCCCAAAATTTCCAAGTTTCTTTCCGGCTACAGAAGAACCCAAGCTTTCGCAAGTATCCTCCACTAGTATAACATTATGATCCTCACATATTTGCGTCACCTTTTCTATATTTGATTCTAGCCCTAAGACATGCACCAATATAACGGCGGCGGGTTTATGGTTTTTAACCAGCCATTCAAAATGATCTAGATCAATACCTAGGTTTGAAAGGTTACAATCACACATTATCGGCTTCAGACCTAGCTGCATAGCCGGAAACACGGTTGTAGACCAAGATACTTGAGGTACTATAATTTTATCATTTTTCATCATGCCGCTTTGCATTAGAGCAGAAGTGATGAGTAGGTTCGCAGAAGACCCTGAGTTGCAAAAAATAGAATGCTCACACCCAACGTAGGAAGAAAACATCTGTTCAAACTCTAACGTTTTTTGGCCTTTTGTCAGCCTCGGCATAGTCTCTAGCCAAGATATCAAGTTGTTTATATCTTGTTTGTCTATTATGTCAGAACATAGTTTTATTGTCATGCTTCCACCACTTTCTTAAATTCTTCTATCAAAAATTCTGGATTGGCGCAATCAGGAATTGTGTTGTTTGGAAAACAGGGCTGTGACTGAATATCTAAGAATAAGTCTCTATTATAGTTTATTTCCATAACTTTGTCCCACATAGACTGTAGATTGTCAAAGTTTCTTGCGTGGATAAATCTATCCTGATTAAACTCTGAAGCAACGTTACTACATCCCCAGTAGATAGGTATAGATCCCTGATATATTGGGTGAATTAGTTTTTCAGTAACCCAACCGGCGGCCTCTCCGTTATCGTAGCAAAGGTTAAACTTAAATGCATCTATATATTCTAGCTTATCTTTTTCGCCATCTAATATAGCTGGCATATTTGTTAAGTATCGCCCCCTACTTTCTACTAGCAATCCGTTCTCTATCCCAAGCCCTATAAATGCTGGATAAACCTCTTTTCTCATGCCCATGTCGTTATTTGTCAATATACAACAAAACTTATTCTTCTGAGAATGATCTCTTGCCTGCAATAGCTTGGTTGGCGAAACTAGAAATGATTGATTTCTTTCCTCTATATAGCTTTCTTGCTTGTCTTTAAACCAGTTAACATACATAGACCAAAGCGGAACCCTTACGTTTCTCTGATCTTGGTGTTGACAGGAAGAAAAAGAAAAGTCACAGCTTGAATAGTCGGGATCTCCCGTTCTATCTATAGACTCTACTAGCCAATAGATTATTTTAGACTTACCTTTTAACGACTGGGTAAGCGATTGGGGATCGGGAGCGCCGTGGCTCTTGGGACACACCTGACAAACCACTATGTCTGGATTTTGCTCGTCTACAGAGACTTCATATTCTAGCGACAGGGTATTTGTTATCAGGTTGTCGTGCTTAAAGAATCCTCCCCACATATTGCGGAAGTCGATTGTTAAAGGCTTTGACATATTTTATTTTTCCAGTATTTCATTGTTAAAATGGGGTTTTGAAAACTACTTATTTTAAATTCAACATCTTTAAAATCTTGCCATTCATCTACAAACATTATAGGAAGTTTATCTCCATAAAACTCATGCGTTATATGTCTTTTTACAACTGGCACACACCCCATATATAAAGCTTCCCAAATTCTATGTGTGTCAATTCCGTTTCCTCGCGGACAAAAGCAGTATTTATAAATCTTCAAATTAAATAAGTATTGAAAGAATTTTTCACCGTTTATACATTCGTATGAATCTACCTCTATCTGGTTGTTTTGTAGGTCTTGTACTAGGTCTTTTCTCTCTTTGGGATATGTGTCTGGATTAAATTGGCAAAACCCCTTGCTCACTCGCTTTGAAGACTCTGTCATACGTAGCATCTGAGGAATTTTACCGGGGTGCCACTGGGGATTTTCTAATCCTATAGGCAGAGCGAAAACTCTATCGTGAGCAAAGTTTAGGTTTTGAGTATACCAAGCCTTTATATTTAACGGTAGACCCGTATGATTTACGGTCTTGTCTCCATTATGAGAAACAAGAACAAAATTCCTATCCCTATGCTGAGAGGCAAAGCTTATAGCGTCTACATAGCGGTCTAGATCGGAGTATATAACATAAGATTTTTTGTCTGATCTAAATTTAGGATTTCTAAAATCAAAATCACAAAATTGTTTAAACTTATCTCCGCTTATAAAGTCTTCAATCATACAAACCTCTCTAAGTTTTTACTGTGGACATGTAGATTAAAAACCTTACACCAATCTTTTGAGTATTTAAATTTTACATACGGACATTCTTCAAATTTAGTTTCTATTTTACCCGTTTTTATATATGCCCCTATGACGTGAGACGGATCTATAAACCCCTCTGCGTGTCCATTGTTTGTGCCTCCTAAGTGCTGACCATACGACCCCGGATCAAATACGTATTTTTGATCTTCTGCGGGTACGACGGGAAACACGCTAACCAAGTTATTTTTAAGTGACATATTTAAAAGAGACATTTCGCTTATGTGGTCATACCCTAAAGATAATAAATTGTTCTCTCCGAAAGAAAGGGCGTTATTAAAAAAGCAGCAAAGTTTAGTTATCTCTTCTGCCGTAGGTATAAAAGTAAAAGCGAAAGTGGTATGACTACTAGACATTGGTGTTACGGTTAATTTATCTGTAGTTTGTATTTCATTTATACTATCGTACAACAAAACGTCATTTTCAAAGTGAAATATTTCATTTAGGTTATTTTGTTTTATATAAGCCTGAAGGTAAAATATTCTTTCTGCTGTTTTTTGCCAAAACCCTTCCGGGCTAGGATGTGTTGTATTGGGTGTTCCGTGTCTGTCAAACCAAGAAACCTCTTTAAATCTTTTTAGCTCTTCGCTATTTATACCTGACTGGTTAATCCAGTTAATGTTTAATTCTTCAAAATATTCAGCGGGAGACGGAGATATAAAATCTATAGGAATGGAAGGGTTGAATTTCCTAGCTTGCCTAAGAGAGTGTTCTGTATATTTAGGTATTTCGTTTGTTTCAGAAATAAATGTATTTACAATTCTCATATTATGTCCAAGTATGCATGGTGAATAAGTCGTAGTCAGTATCTTTCATATATTTTACGTATTGATCAATCTCGCTTTCGTTCCAAGGTTGATTTACATGTCTTCCGAACATTTTTGTTTTTGTATTTTGTTTTGCATACAAATCAGGATAGTGCTTAGAAACATAGTTTCCATATAGTTCAAACTCAGAAAGGAGGCAGTCGTCTGAAAGATTTTTATTACAGAATCCTAGGAGTGGCGACAAGTTACTTAGATCGTTACCAATAATTTCGTGGCAAACACTTCTGTCAAACATCATAAAGTCATTAATAAAAGTATGATCTACCTGTCTATCTAAATCATGAGATATTTTCATGAAGTTAAAGTAGGGCTGGTGGTGCTGTTCTCTATCGCTTATAAAGAACTTGGGCTTGTCTTCATCGAATAATTCTATAGGCTTATTAAAGAAGAGATCGCTATCAACACATAGATACATATCATTTTTAGTAAAGTCCTGTCCTAGTTTTATGAATTGTTGATATATCCAGTTTTTTCTTTGAAAATTAATATCATTTATATCAGTTCTTATCGCAAACTCGTCTTGGATAGAGTGTATAGGTATGGACGGGGATGTAAAAGAAAATTCATTTGGAGAAACTATGTAAATGTTTTGAGGTTTGGGATTTAAAAATTCTACACAGGAACTAATGCAATATTTTAACTTAAAATAGTCTTTAGGATGACACGGTATAATTAAGTCGTAATTCATTTTAAGCCTTTTAAAATATCAATTTCTGTATGGGGGGATTTAATCTTATTAAATGGTAGTCTTAAATAAGCGCAGGTTTCTTCTATGTCTATTCTAAGACCACTATTGTATTTTTCAAGCAGTTTTTTTTCATCGTAGTCAAAAACATCTCCAGATCTATTGTCGTGACTTTTTTGAACTTTGTTATTTGGGCTATTTACTACACAACTTTCTACCGGACACACCATTACGGGCGGGCTTAAAGGCCAAAATCTCTGTATAGCAGATTCAAATTCATTTGGTGTTTGTTTCCAGTTTTTAAACTCAGACAACTCCCATAGTTCAGACGTTATTTTTTGCATATCTGACTTTTTAAATATATGTCCGTCAACAGAGTGAGAATAAGACCAATACGAACCGTAGCAGTAAGAGGTTTTATTCCAAAACATATATTTTTCGGTTGAGTCAAGCCCGTGGCTATATGGTTCATCTGGATAAGCCTTGTTGTCGTGCATCCTTTGTGAAATATTTTTACCCAACCGCAAAGAAAAGCAACAAATTTCTGGAATATTAAATATGTCTTGTGGTAAATCCACTTTGTTAAAACAGATACAGTCGTCCACAAAAAAGCAAATATAATCATTGAGCGGGAGTTTAACCATTCTATTTATGTCATGAAATAAAGAGTCCGACTGATTCCAAAACATAACATCTGAATGCTCGCTTTTTAAAGTGTGATGAGCTTCATCAAACTCTTCGTCGTTATTGCAAATAACAATATTCTTAGTAGATTGCTTGAAGTTCTTTTTTATGCTCTTTAAACATAGGTCAAGCTGAAGTGGCCTATTTTTACTGAATATGATCGAAGTAATCAACAAACTTTTCCTTATTTTTGTAGTACCAACTTATTGTATCATGCAACCCTCTATCAAGATCTGTTTTAGCTTCAAATCCCAATACCTTACTTGCTTTAGACGTATCTAAACACCTCCTAGGTTGTCCGTCTAGGCTATTTGTATTAAATCCTACGTATCCTTCGTAGTTCATCATCCTTCCGATTTTATTGGCTAAGTCTTTAATTGTACACTCAGAGCCTGTTCCTATGTTTATTGGATGTGGGGTAGTGTCTATTTCTACTGCTTTTTTAATAGCTTCCGCACAGTCGTTTATGTATAGAAACTCTCTACTGGCTTTTCCAGTACCCCATAGCTCAACAGCGCCTTCTTTTTTATCAATAGCTTTATCTATTTTTAAGATAATAGCGGGGATAACATGACTGATCGCGGGGTCAAAATGATCATTGGGTCCGTACATATTGACAGGAATTAAGTTTGTGCAGTTAAGACCGTACTGGTCATTATAGGCAATTAGCATTTCCGTTAGGGTTTTTTTAGCGATTCCGTATGGCGCGTTAGTTTCTTCTGGATATCCGTTCCAAAGATCTTCTTCTTTAAAAGGCACAGGTGTAAATTTAGGATACGCACAAACCGTTCCAATCATTACAAACTTTTTAAGCTTTCCATACTTTCTGGCGGTTTCTATAAGATTCATACCCATGACCAGATTTTCATAAAGAAAAAGGCCCGGATTACCTTTGTTGGCACCTATTCCCCCAACCTTAGCCGCTAAATGAACAATTATATCTGGTTCATGTTCTTTATATAGATAGTCAACCTGTTTTTGGTTTGTTAGATCGTAATCTCTTTTACCACCAAGAGACACAACGTCATAGAACAAATTGTCTTTTAGTGTTTTGTTTACAGCCTTACCAAGAAAACCACTGCCGCCCGTAATAATAACTTTACTTTTGCTCATTTAATTTATCCTTGTAAGCTTTCAAAATCTCCCCAGCTACATCGCTGTATCCAACAGCTTCCATGATTGTTGAAATCCTATGAAAGCCAGTATGGTTTTCGGTAACAAAATCCTGACCATTTTTAATAATAAAAGATCTATCTATCGTCCCTTTATCAGTGCTTGCATAGTATTCAATCTTATCTCTAAAGTCATCTGGAGAATCTGCAATTACAATACCATCACCAAACATCTTGTATGCTTCTACATTATCGCTAATACAGAAGCCGCCCGCATATAGAATCTTAAATATTCTTTCATTTACATCTATGCCGTATACCTGTGCGTGAGGCTCGCTAAGATTTGGACATATCTTCGCAGACTTAAAAAGGTTTTTGACATCGCCATCGTCTATGAGTCCGCAGTATTGATTTACCCCCCAAGGCTGGTTTCCAAATATTTTTACCTTGTAACGGTCAAGAGGATGTAATAGTGGAGTAAGATAGCGGTCAATCACTTGCCCCTTGTAAGGCCAATAGCCACCCACAAAGCCTATATCACATGTTAGCCTTTGATCAACCTGAGCGTCTCCGTAAACCGCTGTATCTGCACACATCATCAACGACACAGGTTTGATTCCGATGGTTTCAAAATAGTTATGAGTTCTTTTAATGTCGGCATCATTATAATGAATATGTACAAAGTCTGGTTTTCCCGTTTCGTCTTTGAGTTTTTTAAGTAGTTCTTTTTCTTTCTTGGAGCAGAACAAAATGTTGTACCTAGACTTGTCTACTTCTTTTTCTTGGTCTCCCCAGTCTCCAGCACGTAGACCCACCTTCAGGTGTGGTCTTTCATATATACACTTTATTAAAGCTTCGTCTAGGTTATAAGCCTGCCCCAAAAACACATCGGGTTCAAACTGATCAAATATGTCAAAAGCCGGGACGGTCTTGCAGTCCCACAGCATAACTTGATACCCCACGGCGGCGAAAGCGTTTGCCCAAGCCATTCTTTGGAAGTAGTGTGCGTGACGACCATCGCTACAGATTAAAATTTTCATTCTTTAAGTCCTTTATGCAGTCTATTTCTACTATAGACATATCGTTTGGTTCATAACATTCAAAATTCGCTCCCATAGAAATCATTTTATTTATTATCTCAAAAGACAGCATTTTTTTCTGACTGCCTTGAAGTTTTGATAAAATACTCCTTAATATCTTCAACTCCCTACCTGTGATAAATGCTGTTTGACACCACTTTGTAGGAAGTCCATATGACAATATTGTGGCTTTATTGTTTTGTATAGTGACCCCTATCTCTTTAGATTTCATCATATCTTTTCTATCTATAACTAAAAAAGATTTTTTAAAATCTATGTTTTTAAATATAGAATCGTTAAAATATAAGTCCCCATGAAAAAACATTATATTATTTTTATTAGTATTGTTTACAGCAAGCCTAAGACTTTCTGAGTTATTTGTATCTTCATAAACTTGATTTTCTACAACCCTTATTTTTCCATGTATCTTCTTTATAATTTTTTCTATAGCATAACCAAATGCTCCAATAATTTCATGGTTTACTAAATTGTTGTTTATTAAATCTATCTGATGCTCTATTAGGGTTTTGCTGCCTATTTTTATTAAGCTTCTAGGCTCGTTTGATTTTATCCTACTTCCAACACCGGCAGAAAGTATTATAACAGCCATATCGTCTTTGTTATTTTTACTTTTTACTCTGGTTGTTATTTCTCTTGTAAATCTTGCCACTATCTACTACCTAAGATCTGAGCTTGTTGTTGAAAGATTTCCGGTGTCATTTTCATAGATTGATTTTGACCACTTTCGTTTACTATAGAAAGAGACTCTGGCACATGGCAGATCACACAGTAATGAGACAGCCTTAGCCATAGGTCGTAGTCTTCTGTACATCCTATAAAACCCCGGCTAGCGGGACCATGTAATCTACTATCAAAGATTTCTCCATTAGGAAGCACAACCTTTTCTAAATACTCTTTTTTGATAAGCGCGTTACTATGGATCATGCAACTTTGAGATAATCCTCGTCTGCAATATGAGTCTTTAGCTTCATATTTTACATAGTGTTTATCGCTATAGTTTCTATGAATATCATAGTCTCCATAAGCAACGCCAACTTCTGGGTATTCCATTAGCTTTTCTACTAGTTTTTCAACCTTGTTCAGCTTATAGGAGTCATCAGCATCTAGGATGCCAAATATATCAGCCCATTCCCAAGCGGCAGCTAACGCTGTGTTACGGGCCACACTAGCGCCTGAGTTTTGTATTCTTTGAGCAAAAACAAAGTCAGGATCTTTCTCTGCAAATTCTGATATTTTTTCCCATGAATCGTCAGAAGACCCATCGTCTACAATGTAAAGCCTTATCTCGCCTTTGTAGTGTTGTTTTTTTATACTTTCCATGCCTTCAATAATAAACCGTCCGTAGTTATAGTTAGCACAGATAATAGCAATTTTAGGAAGCATTAAATTCCTCCCAAGTAATAAGAGTTTCGCCAGTTTCGTCTTTCATGTCTTCAACCTTTTCTAAAAAGGGTCTATCGTCAAATCCAAGTTCGCCATCTTCTGTTTCATAAGCGGTTTTATTATTTCCGTTTAAAAATTTAAAAAGCGGAGTTGAAAACAATAGTCCATTAAAACCTTCGTATGGCTTTACTATAGATAGTCTTTTCATATCTATATTTACTCTTTGGTTTATTTTCTCTATCAACTCTTGATCAACCCGCTGCCCGGAAGTTGTGGTATAAACCCATCCGTTTTTAGCGTGTTTAAAGCATTCATCAATTAAAAGCATCTTTTTTTCTGGTATGTGAGAAACTTTTATTAGGTGATGCAGTGTTTTGTCGTGGTCAAAATTCTCTACGAGCATCTTTTGAATTTCTTCATTGTATTCAGTTTTATCTGTTACAACCACCACGTACCTAGCCCTGTGCAGTGTTTGGTTTTTTATGTCCTCTATGGTTATTTGCAGGTCTTGTATGGCGTTTTCTTTAGATGTATCTAAAACAACAAAAAATCCAACCCTAGAGACTATTTCTTTTAGTACTACTTGATGTCTATTCTTGTGGTCTTTTAAAGATAGCGTTGTTAGCCACTCTTCTGGGCGAAAGGTGTTGCAGTACCTTTCTAGCGTATAGAAGTCTTCATCGTTATCTTTTATCCCCAGTTTTTCAGATCTGTATAATTGACATCCTGATTGCTTACCGTCTCTTTCTACGGCAAATACGCATCCTTCACAGTGTGTTTCCGGTTTCATACTACTCTCCTAATTTTAATGCTTGAAAATCCTTGGCTAGATATTGACTTTTCTTCTATGGAAAAATTATCAGGAATGCAGGACTGTATAGTGTCTGTATTAAGGACGCTTTTTTTCGGACTATTAAAAAACAAGTTGTTTAAATAGTCTAGCTGTATCTCTCCCCTTGTGTAAAGCCTAAATATTACATTAGAATCCATTTCTATAATATTAACCTCACACTTCATTCTACATTTTTTTAGTATTTCTTGCACCGCTTCTTTGACTTCCTGAAAAGAAAACGAAGAAAGAAAACAATCTATTGTTAGACTCGTTACTTCGCCATCTAAAGCCATGCCCTCTAACGCAGCTAGATTTGAGCAGTGTTTGAATGACATGTCTGAGGGCGGTTTGGTAGATAGATAAATTTTCATTATATGTTCCTGTATTCATTTACTGTAGAGTGTAGTAGATTGTTCCAGCTATCAACAAATCTTTCGAGATTATATTTTTCAACTATGGTTTTTCTAGCGTTGCCACCTAGTTCTTTTGCTAAGTTTTCATCTTTAAGAAGAAGCTCTAAGAAGCTGCGCAGTTCTTTGGGGTCATTTGAAATTAGTCCATTCTTGCCGTTCTCGATTATTTCTGGTATCATGCAGTTGGAGGTAGAAACAATAGCGCAACCACAAGCCATAGCTTCTAATAATACACTGGGAACAGGGGAGTGTAAAGAGGTATTATAGAATATTCTTGAAGATTGATAAATTTCTCTCAAGTGTTCTGTAGAGTTTGCAGGCTCAGAAAACCCCGGACTTTTACCATAGACTTTTACAGGCAGACCCTGAACTGTCTGCTTCCAAAGGTTAAATCCGCAACACCAATCTCTATTGGGCCAATCATTCACAACAGAAAGGCAGACGGCATCCCTTTTTAACCTTCCATCATTCCAAAAGTCTGTGTTTACGCCATGTTCTACAACCCCAGTAGAAGTTCCGCTAACCATACCCCAAGCGCCCATGTTGTATTCAGATATAAATGAGTCTTTGTCTCTTGGATACTGTTGAAACGCTGCAATCTGAGCAGCTACGTCAAACCTAACGTCAGGAAGAACATGGGTATGCCTAAGAATGGGGATGCCTGTTTTATTGCCGCTAGAAATATCTAAACCGGTTAAGTGTTGATGTGCCTGAAACATTCTGTCACATGAAGTATGTGTCAAGATTAGATCAAAATCAACGTAGTCCGGTATAGTATTGATGATATGATAGTTGTCTGGAACCGGAGCATAGTCTGTATCCCAAGTCTTGCCAATCGCTAATGAATAAAAGTTATGACCAGTTTTACAAAGATTTTCTTCATATCTTTCGTGCGTGGCGAATGTTAATATGTTTAGCTTTCTTTCAGGATCACATTTACGCATTATTGATCTTATGGCTCTCTGGCTTGCACTAGCGGTCATTTAGTATCTCCTTTAATTTTAATCCTACCTCTTTATGAGAAAATTTTTCAGCACCCTTTAAGGCTTGGTGACTATCTTCTGTAGCCCACTTTGTTTTCCACCTCATAAATGCATTTCGCATACATACCATCAAGTCTTCAATATCTACCTCTCTCCATTTTTCATTAGAGGTGTATAAATAATCTAGTGTTGACATAGCGCCAAAGCACGGAACCTCTGAAGATTTTACCGCAGAACCTGAGCAGAAGTCGTCCATGCCTGTTCCCTTTGTGTAGATTACAGGAATGCCCATCGCCATCGCCTCTAGCGCTGGAATACAAAAACCCTCTCCGCGACTAGGCATAACAAAAGAGTGGCACTGAGACAATACTGATATGTAGTTTTCTTTTGGTAAGCTTCCGCATATAACAATTTCTTCTTTGTATTTCTTTCTTATTTTTAAACCATTTCTCACTTGCTCGAAATAATTTTGAACATATTCTAACGACTGCGCAGAAGTTTTTACATATAGATTTACGGGTTCGTCGTAATCAAATTCTGAATGAAAAGCTCTAGCTATTGCTTGTAAGTTTTTCCTTTCTACAAATTCACCGACAAAGGCGAAATTGAATGTGTTTACAAGATTATCAACTTTTGGACCGTCTTGCCTATATTTTTCAGACTGGTAGGGCGTGAGGTCTAGGGAGTGAGGCGCGACTTTTACAGGTTTATTAACACCACTATGAACACAGGCAGACTTGCAAGACTTGGTAGGAACCCATATCTCATCCATAAGATTCGCATGATGCTGCCAAGAACTTTCTATAAAGTTACTAGTTTCTGTAGCTAAAAATCCTATATTTTTAAACTTAGAATTGTACGAGTATAAATGGGGAAGCGTATGTTGAATACATGTGTCGCAACCAGATTCAGAATTTCCCTCTAGTTCTAAAACTCTTTTTGGACACTCTCCGTCTGCTTTGTTAAAAGTTATGGCTCTAGGAACAACCTCTATTCCCGCAGCGTCTAAAGCCAATATATTATTTATACAAGCGTTCGCCCAACCTGTGCCGTCTTTATAATTTCCTATATATAAGACTTTCATTTATTTTCCATCTCCTGTTGGTTACGTTGCACTCTGGAGTGTTCCCAGTTATTTAATTGCTTTCTAAAGTTTATCATTTCTTTATATGCGTCCTCTAGGCAGAACGGAGCATTTGAAGTGTTGGTTTTTTTATGAGATTCGTTAAAATAGAACTGTTTATCCATGTTTTCGCACCTATAGCCGAAGGTTACGTCTCTCAAAACCCTCTTCCATAAATAACCACCTATCCATTCTGGCTTATGTAACACATTAGTAAATATATGATTTACAGAATGCGCCATAGATTCTGGATTTTGTAACATGTTTATTTCTGGCTCTGGCGCATTTAGCGGAGAATACCACGTAGTCGCTGGGTCTTTTTTTTCTACTGCGTTAAAATGTTTAGCCCAAGCATCGGCGGTCTTGTCCCAGCTATAGTTTTCTAACGCCCTGTCTCTAACTTGAGACCCTAACTGTTTTAACTTATCTTTTTCACTATGAAGCTGAGTCAAAAGACCAACGAACGAATCGTTATCTGGTATAGCCCTCTTGCACCCTGTTTCACATTCTACATAGTATTGCTTAGGTATAACCCCATATCCACCAATATTTTTAACAACAGACTCCATAGCTGAGTAGTGAGTAGAAATAACGGGTAGCCCGCAGTTGGCAGCCTCTAGCTGGGGCATACCGAACCCTTCGCTATTAGCATACTGAACGTAAATATCAAAACAATTGTATATATCAGAAAGCTCTTTTTCGTCTATGGGATTAGATATTCCCACTATGGCATTGGAGAATGATTTACATTTATCACAGGCGCTAACGGCATCCTTGAAGAAATCAACAGATATATTTTTACAGGATTTACACTTGTATGTCATCAAGACTCTACCAGACAATCCATTTTCATAAATTAGATTAGGTAGATCCCAACCAACATCTGGGTAGTATGTGTGACAATAAAGGAAAGCGTTTGGATCTTGGGTTTGGTCTAGAAATCTTCTAAACGACTCCATTAAATCTGGATACAGCTTTCTTCTTTGGTTTCTCATGACCGTTCCTACAATGAAAGAGTCTGGAGAAATGCCCATATTAATTTTATGGTCGCGCTTATTCGGTGCTGGTGTAAAGCTATTGCTAGCCGCTGGCGATGCTATGTCAACAAACTTTATACTATCGCATTGTTTAAGCATAGTGTCTCTACCAAATTCAGAATATGCAAACACGGAATCCGCAGAAGAATACGTATTAATCCACTGGTCAGCCTGCGGCTCTGCGTCCACAGTAGGCATAATCGACCAATGAAAAAAGTCTCTGAAAGGAGATCTTTGCTGATATTCTATCATCCACCAATCTCTAATATCCATTACGATATCTGGTTTAAAGTCTAATAACACAGAATTAAAAGACTGCTCTCCAAACTGGGCGCTTGGGTTGCTCTTATATGACTCAAATTCAGGGCTGTTTGGAGAAGGTTTGTTTCCATAAAATTTCCAAGGAATGTTTTTATCCTGCGCGTCTGAACTTTCTGCATAACATCCTAGCTCGGCCACCTCGAAATCCTCTATCTGACACAGTCTAGATAAAACTTCTTTGGTGTACACAGAATATCCTGTTGCGTACCAAGAGGCTTCTGAGCAAAAAAGTATTTTTTTCTTCATTAAGATAACTCGTTTATTGTTATTATATTTGACTTGCTTTATTTATGATTACAGAGGTGTTGTCTTTTTTTGATATCTCTCCGTTTATTAAAACGGTATTACCTTCGATAAGAACGTCTTTGTGTTCCTTGTAAACCTCTGGAAAAACAGTGACAGAATCAAGCTCGCCACTAGAATCTTCAACTGCTAGAAAAGCCATTAGCTGTCCGGGGGTTTTCCCCTTCTTTGTTTTGTATTCTCTTAGAGAGTTTATGTGAACAGCAAGCATTACTTTCCCTTTTATAGCACCTTTAGACACATCTTTGCACATAAAATTTTGACTACTTATCGCATAGTCTGTTTTGGAGCAGGTAATGGAACAGCCAAGGAATTTAAACTCTTGATCCGCAATAGTTGCTGCGCTATCTGCGAGATCATAAAATGGGTTATCTAAAGACTTTTTAATATCTTTTACGGTATCTACTCTTCTTGAGCTTATTTTAAGATTATTAATCAAACCCTCTATATTATCACTAAGAGAGTTTTTGCTATTGTAATTTTCTTCTATATACTTTTGCTCTCTGGCCGAAAGGTTTTTCCAACTGTCAAACTCATACAGCATCTCTTGCCGATACCTAGAATTATTGACACCGTTGAAAGCTCCTACGGAAATCAAAGACACCACAGCCCTTTTGTTAAGCTTGCAACCATTAATAATCTTAACAAGAACATCCATCCAAGTATATTTTGATATATCTTTTTGTGAAAGAAGTTCTTCTATCTTTTCGCACTCTCTGGTTCCTACGTTTTTGATATGTCGCATACCGAAGTATATTTTATTATCAATATCTGTAAAGTTTGTATGCATATGCTGGAGTCTTGGTGGATACACATCTATACCCTCAAACTTCGCATCCATTACAAGTTGCTTGATTTCAATCTGTGGCTTAGGTTTCCTATCCGACCTGTTAAGGTAGGACGTATAAAAGTCAAGCATACGATAGTTTTTGCAGTAAGCGCTCCAGTATGCGTTGATCGCATACGAGACGGCGTGAGATTTATTAAAGGCATAGCGGTTAGACTTCTCGATCCAAGAGAAAATCTCTTCCGCAATTTCTTTGTTTACAATCCCCTGTTTCTCCGCACCCTCTAAAAAAGACTTCTTAACCTGCTCCATCAAGTCAGCCTTCTTTTTACCGATAGCCTTCCTTAGTCCATCAGCCTCTTTCAGATCAAAGCCAGCTAGTTTTTGAGCCATCATCATAGACTGCTCTTGGTAAACAAGAACTCCATAGGTCTCTTTAAGGATAGGCTCAATAGATTCATGCTCGTAAACAACGGGATCTAGATTAGCTTTTCTATCAGCATAATGCTGAGTCATGCTTTTACCGTCTTTATACGCCTTCAAGCACCCCGGCCTAATTAGACTAAGTAAAGCGGCTAATTCGTTTATACTCCTTGGACTAACCTTCTTAGCCCAGTGCCTTCCGAGGTTAGACTCAAGTTGAAAAACACCCTTGGTACGTCCTTCGCAAATCAAATCCCAAACATTATCATCGTTAAAATCGTTGATATCAAACATAAATTTCCCCGTTGGCAAATGTCTTTTCAAACTTTACCTTCTTTAACAACGTCCTTTGTAACTTCATAAATTTAATCATCAGATTAGCGGTATCTTTTACATCTTGCAAGGCATCGTGAGCGTTGTCCTTGCTAGCTTGACTCATACCAAAGTAGTCGCGCATGTAATCCATGTTATACTTTTTAACTTCTTGATTGTTTTCAAACCAGCAGTAGATATGTTGCATGACATCAATTGTATAGATAGGGTTAAAGATTCCCTGTCTTCCATTCTTTGCATGGGTAGGTCCGTATTGTTGACACATGCGTTCAACGATAGGCATATCGTAGCCATTGATATTATAACCCGCAGCTATTGGGGCATAGTAACTTGTTTTCTTAAAGTTGTACTTGTCACAAAACTGCGAGAATTTACGCCAAACAGTTTTGGGCAGTGGTGCTTTGGCTAATTCATCTCTTGTTTTTCTCGTTATCTTTAGAGCTTCCTCTTCAAGCGGATCAACGCCCGCCTTAATAGCCTTGTCATCGTCTATGATTGGCCTAATCTCGCTGTTAAAGGTTCCTCCCGGCTGGAGTTCTAGCTTTCTAGCATGAATCGCTACAGCGGCAATCTGAGTTGGTTGACAAGTGTAAGGATTCCTGCCACCGGTCTCAAAGTCAAATACTATTATGTCTCTATAATTCATGCTCGTTTTCCTTTTAGTTCTATAAATTTATTAACAGCGTCATCTATGTTTTTGTATAGCTTGTATTCTTTATGTTTATCAGACCAAACTTGATATTCATTATCTGCAACAAGTCTTTTATTGTAGTTTCTTAGGTTGCAAATATGAACCTTGTTTGATTCAATAGAGCAACCAGAAAATATTACGGACTTATAATCTTCTGCTGTAGCGTTCATTTTATTCTCCCTTGTTTGTTATTTCCATGATTTTACTTAATAGATCAATGGCTAAAATGTCAAATTTAACATGTCCTTGCGACTCTAGATCGTTCATTTCAAATCCAACTATGTTTTTACCAGTAGCATCTTTCACCATAGGACATACGTCTTTAAGTTTAAACTTTGATATGATTACACCAGCGGGGTGTTTGCCCTGAGATTTATTTGTACCTTCAATATTAATAGCCTGTTCAAAAAACTTAGCTAGATCTCCTTCCAGCTTTCCTTCCTCGCCTATCTTACACCAACCCTTTAGATCTTCTGATTCATTTTCTAAAGCCCACCTTATGATAGACCTATCTTCCTTATCCATCAACTCTAATTGGTCGGATATGAGCGCTTCGTCTGGAATACAATCCGTTATCTCGTTCATTTCGGAAAATGATACAGCATCATTAATTCTTAAAACTTCTTTTAACGCAGACCTTCCTTGCAGCCTGCCAAATGTAATCATTTGAGAAACGTTTTCCTCGCCATACTTTTCCTTGATATAGTCAATAACTTCGTCTCTATGCTCCGCAGGAACGTCTACATCAATATCCGGCAAAGAAATATAATCATCTGTATTTCTTCCTTCGTTATAGAACCTCTCAAAGATTAGTCCGTACTCTATCGGGTCTACCTCTGTAATTCCCAGTAGATAAGAAACTAAACATCCAGCAGCAGAGCCTCTTCCGGGTCCAGCGATCCATCCTTTATCTTTGACATGGTTTACAATGTCTTGTACAATCAAAAAATATCCAGACAGTCCAGCTTTAAAAATGACTTCTAATTCTGTTTTAACTCTATCAAGATATTCTTCTTTGTCTACATCTAAATAGACTTTCTTAGATGGAATTAACTTCTTCTTCCAGCCATGACGACATAGTTCTTTTAGGTATTCGTTTTGATCAAACCCCTTTGGACAATCAAAGTCTGGCAGCATTGGCGGTCCTGTTAGTTCATATTCTTCGCATCTTTTTTCAATTTCGTGACCTACTGATAAGTCTGTCATATCTGGTAGATACCATCTATCGTCTCCGTCGAAAAATTCTGAGAACTCATGCTCCACGCCTTCTAGTTTGGCAAGAGTCTTTTTAAGCTTGCTACACAACATAATTCTATGACAATCTGCATCGTCTTTATCTACATAATAGATAGCCTCCTGAGCGTAATCTATTTTGATATGATTGGACTTAAATATCTTAGCAAATCCATTTTTCTTTGGAGTCACACATAGAACGTTGCCATTCTCTGCTATCTCTTTTAAAACTTCTACGTTTTGATTTGATACATATTTAACCAAGTCAAACCAGCCATCTTTGTTTTTTGCATAGAGTATGAACCCGTCGAACTCGCATCCAATGATGGGTTTTACGCCTTGCTTTTTACACTCTTGGTGAAACTCTACAGCACCAGAGACAGTGCCAAGATCGGCTATACCGCAGGCGGTGTAGCCGTACTCAGCGCATCTTTTTGCCAGCTTATCTGTTTTACAAAAACCCTGCTGTAAACTAAAGTGCGTTTTGCAGTTGATCGGAATCCAACTCATTTTTCAAAAACTCTCTTAATTGATTAAGGTATTCTTTAGAAGGCTCTAGATTTTTATGTCTTTGATTTACTGTAGACTTCATTTTAAAGGCCAAATTGTCTACATCCATCACTTCGTTATTATACACTGCTAAACCTTCAAGTAAACCCCTACAGCCAGAATTTTGTAGAAAGTTTAAAGACTTTGATAGAGTGTTGTCAAGATCGTGCCAAGCGCCCTTAAAGAATGATGATTGCTCATAATACCAAAACTTAGGTAGCCGATCAACAATTGGAATGGCCCCCATTAGCGTGGATTCAAAAAATCTAAATGTCTCCATGCTGTATGCTCCCCCCGGACACAGCGACAATTTAGAATCAGCTAAAAGCTCCATGTACTCTTTGGGTTTTAAGCCCTTACTAAACCCATCTGTAAATTCAATTTTGTATTTAAACTTATCTCCAGACTCTTCCACCAGCTTGTCTAAGCCTCTCTTGAAACAATCCCTAGTGCCGGTGTGAGGTATTTGTCCCACAAAAGTAAAGTCGTACTTTCTTTGCGATATAGGCTTTATCTCAATGTCATGGTAGCAATCGTTAAATGGACCTAGTGGCATAGGAAAAGTTACCGGCGTATCTAAGCAGTTATCCCACCTGTCAAGGGCATGATAGTTTTGAAATATCAAGAATACATCTTCTCTAAAAAAACCTTCTGGAATTTGGTGGTTTTCTCTAGAGGTTGCTATTAAGATATTTAACTTATCATCATCATATTCTGGAAGTTCTTGCGCGTCATACTTTACTATAATCCTATATCTACTATCTAGAATATCGCTAAGTTTTCTAGCAACCTTTAGAGTAAACATGTTACCTAAATCAAACTCGTTATTTAAATCAATTAATTCTGCCATTATCCCGGAGCCTCGTAATATCCTATGTTAAAACCTTCATTAGTACACTCTTTTACTGTTTCTTTGTGGCCTATAGTATGCAGCCTTTGTTCCACATGCTCGCACATGGTGGTATTAGTTCCCGGCCAATCGTTCTTGTAGAAGTGACAAAGTTTTTGACATCTAAAATCCCTCCTACTGTAACTAATCGGCCTTGGTTTGACGTTCTCTTTAATCTCTTCAAATCTTTTTCTTAACATTTCTAAAAATCTATCTTGATCCCTCTTATCAAAACACATACTAAAAGGACCACCGTCTCTAGTGAAGAAGATAGACATGATGGCTTGATCATAATCCGGGTAAAGTTTTGATATAGCATAATTATACAGCAACAACTGTGCATCGTCAAGAAGTTTTTCATAAGTTTTAACTTCTCCTGTTGCCCAATTCTTTCTTTGTCCCGTTTTCCAATCTACGACTTCAATTATATTATCGTCTATTTTTGTAACTAAGTCAATCGTTCCTTTGATCGCTAGATTACCTTCTACGGTTGTTCCGTCCGGCATTTCATATTTATATTTAGCCCAGTCTTCTTCTATAGCAATATCAAAAGTTGGCTCTGTGTCAACTATATCTCTTTTCCTTGGATCAAATTGACCATCGTTAAAGGTTAGTGCTGTATCAATTTGCTTTTCGCAAAACTTAAAATCAGCAGGGTAATACTTATGGCTATCTGTAGACCCGTAGTGGTCATAACTGCGACTCAAAAGATCTGCGACAAACTTCTTAGTCTTTAGTTTTCTTGGTGTGAATTCAACTTCACCAATAGCATCGTCTATAATTAACAACTCTTTTTTGTCTGCGTTGTCCTGTAGCTCTTTTGTGCATGACGCTAAACATTCCATCACCTTATGACATGCCGTACCAAGTTGCGCTTTTTTCCCCGACTCCGACCTGTATCCTAATACATAAGTCATAAAATACTGCATTTGACAGAAATCGTAATTTCCATAGCTGGAAGATCTTATATATGTTACTATCATTCTGACTCTCTAAATTGGTGGATGCCGCCCACAAGAACGGGTTCTGATTCTGGAATCTCTGGTATCGGAGATCCTAACCATCCCCAATCTTCAATAGTCTTTACAAGTTCTACGTGAGCTTCTTGTATAGACATGTTTTGATTATCAATAACAGCATCGAATTCATAATCTTTATCAAATGCGTTTTCGCTTTTATGAGAATCTTCATGGTTTGATCTTGTTAATTTAATAACTTTACCGCCAGCATTCTGAATGGCCTCCGCTTCATTTGGATACCGGCAATCATCAACTACCGCCAGTAGCGAACCCTCCGACTCTACATCTTTGACCAGCCTAGAAACCCAAATTTCTTCGTAAATCTTTCTACATACTTCTGATCCAAAAAACTGCAAGAATTCCCGGCCTGTCATTTTCCCCTTTTTGTGATACATAAAGGTTCCATCATCAATAAGTTTTTTTATCTGAGGATTTTTAGCCAACTTAGGACAGCTTATGATTCCGGGCATGGACTCCCAAAGGATAGGTATTTTAGCATTCTTCTGTATGTCAGTACCCTTAATATTCTCTTCCTTAATATCGAATAACTCTGTTGCGATATTTTTAAGGGGGTCTGCAAAAGAATAGCTTTTTACATAGGGCCACATATTATACACTGCCCATTCAGCAAACTCCAGATCTATTCTTTTTACGTCTAGTAAAGCGTGTCCCTGTTCCTTTTCTCCTTTAGAGTCGATAAATTCTGTATCAACAACAAGATCACCTTTATCTGTTACATTAAATGCGTTAACTATATTATTAGATCTAAGTTGATAACCGTGTATAAAATTACTGCATGTCGTTTTACCAGACTGCTTATTGCCAGCAAACGCTAAAATTCTAGTGGTCATATTAAGTTATCCTTCTCCAATTGAGGGTTAAGTTCTTCATGAATTTGTTCTGTGGTCATTTCACCAATGTCCTTTTTAGAAATTTGCGGTCTGTAGTAATTAAATCTTCTTCCGCATTTTTTGACAATTTGGCTCGCGGCTTTTTTTCCAGCTTCGTCATAGTCTGTGAGTATCACCAAGTTTAAAGCGCCGCTTTTTTCTAATGTTAATAGCTGGTCATCACTTATACTAGAACCAAAAATACCAACTGAATTTTTAAATCCTGCTTCATACATTCTTAAAACATCGCCCTGTCCTTCTAGTATAAAAAGAACGCCTTTGCTTCCCATGAATTTCTGAGCAATGTTGAATCCATAAAGAACGTTTTTCTTAAACCCTTTACTGTGTAACCACTTAGGCTTTAGTTCGTCGTTAATAGACCTCCCAACACACCCTACATAGTTATAGTCTTCATCGTAAATAGGAACAACAACTCTTCCAGACATTGGCTTATTTTCTGCAAAACATGTGCCTATATCAAAAGTTTTTAAGGTTTCTTCTCTATACCCTCTATTGACATAGTATTCTGCCGGTATATTTATAGTAGACTGTATCTGTTCCCTAGATATTGTAGTGGGTTTTCTTTCAATCTTTCTTTCAAATATTTCTAGTAATTTAACTTCTTTGTTTGGTTGACGGTCTTTGGTTTCTAGTTGCGAATCATCAAGTTTAAGAAACTCTAGACAAAAGTTATACGTTGCATTTAAGGAAACGTCTTTACCATCTTTATTTGATAGTACTCCTCTTATAAATCCAAATATATTACTTTGGTAGTCTTGTTCGCATTGATTTGTCCAACATCGCCAGTTACCAACGGCAGAGTCTCCGTCTGTAAATACGCTACAGCCCTCTGGACTATCCCCGCCGTGAATAGGACATGGAAACGAATACCTATTTGGGTACTCTAATCCTTCAATATCAAAATGTTCTAGAATCTCAGGAATATGCTCTGCCAGCTTATCACACACTGTCAATATCTGATTCTGTGTCAATTTCTTCATTTATTTCAAAACCTTCTTCTCTTGCTCTTGCATTATTATGAAGCTCATTTCTGGTTTGACCTTCTGCTAATTTACCAATACTTCCAAACATATTCATACTAATATAGTCACCGTCGTCAAGACCGCAGCCATGTCTAGCCACAACCGGAACCAGTTTCCTGTTTCCGTTTTCTATCTTGTCTTCCGCGACCTCTTCTTCTGACTTCATCTTAAATATAGAAAAACTCGTACAAAGCCATATAAGCCTGTCTGAGCCTGATACCACATCGGTAGACTCCTTGGTTATACCATCTCTATTTAACTGCACAAAACTCAAACAGGGTACATCATACTTAACCATAAAGTTATGTAGCTGGGTTATTTGAAAACCAAGCACTTGGTATTCCTGCATTGAGCTACTGATACCTTCAGACCCCATCAGCTTTAGATAATCATAAACTACAAGACAGTCATTAGTAACACCCGACTCGTCAAAGCCAACGTGCTGATAAATCCACTTCCTCATCAACGCTAATATGTTTTCAAAAGACTGACCAGCTATACTTATATAGTGATACGGTATTTCTTTGAGTTCTTGCGCGGCTTTTTCAACCTTTTCTTTTTCTAGCGGGTTTTCTGTAAACTTACCAGTAGAAATCTTATTAATATCTACACCACTAAGATTTGCAAGCATTCTGTTAAGATGGTCTTCCTTGCTCATCTCTGTATCTAGCATCAACACAGGAATGCCCAGCCTAGAAACATTCATCGCTACAGCGTCTCCAAACATGGACTTACCCACCTTGGGACGTGCGGCGACGAGATCAACACACTTTCTTCTTAATCCACCGCCAATCGCTGCATCATACCTAGGAAACCCTGTTGGTATTCCTACGTTTTCAGATACGTTTTCAGAAAGGTATTCAATATAATCATCAATATCTTCACCAATAATTTCAGTCTTCTTATTGGATGATTGATATATATCGGCAGTAGCGTCTAATATAGGCGCTTCTACTTTGGATATAAGATCCATTATATCTTCATCGCCATTAGTAGCGTCTAGCTCTTTTTCGCAAGCCTTGAGTGTTTTCTTTAAATCTCTTGCTAATTTAAGTTTTGCTATCTTTACAGCGTGAGACTTTGCATTTTCTTTATGTATAGGAAAATTAAACAAAGACCTTATAAACGACATCTCTTCTTTGTTGTTTATAGATTCACTTACCCCAAGACTGTTTGCGGCAGAAAGTATAGATGCCAATTCTACCTTAGAGTTTTCTGAAACAGACTTATATATACAGTGATATAAAAGCTGATTCATGTCACTTGTAAAATGATCAGCGTCTACAAAGTCTATTTCTAGATAGCAATCTAATCCATATTGACAAAGAGCCGCAAGTACGGCTCTTTCCGACGCTAGATCTTCTAACTTTTTCTTTGTCATCTAGACCTTGACCCCAAGCATTTGTCACAGATGAAGTTTTCTCTTTTATGAGTAGGGTGAACCTGCACCACGGAAGAGCATCCTGAACATGTTTGTGGTATTTTTTTTACTGGTTGTCTTTTTCTTTCTGTGGGGGTTACTTCTGGGGTTTTGTTTAAAGAGTCTTTATGCTCCGTTCCATCATCGCTAAATAAGTTAACCCTTTTCTTAACTTCCACCTGTGTAGAGTTTGGACCTTCCTTATCGTTTGTCATTGTAAAATCATCCACATCCACTGCCGTACTTTTAGGTGGCTTGGACTGTTCTTTTAAAATAACCTGCTTTCCCTTTTGCTGATACGCCGTGTTATCGAGAGGTAAATCTGGATCTTGGAGCTTGCTAATTAATTCAGCCTTTTGCTCTGGGGTCATTATACTTACCAGCGTTTTTATAATATCTTCGCTCATTATTTTCTCCTAGCCATATTTGCTAATATTTCTGCCATCTTAATAACTCTACTGTTTTTACCCTCTAGTGTTCTAACTCTAGCCTCTGCATGGTTTTTAATCTTTAGTATCTCGGATGCAAGAGGGTTTTCTTTTATTGCAGAGTAATACTTTTCTTGCCATTTTGAATATTGACCCCCGTATTGATTCATTACGCTACCTATTATAAACCAAATAGAAGACTCTGCCCACTCTAAAGTGTTTTTTTCTCTAGTCTTTTCTGTTTCAACATACTCTGCGTAAGCATAAAGCTTAAAAGAATATATGTTACATACTTCTGCGCTCCAAGATTTCATCGTCTCAGAACTAGCGTTTAGGGCGATAGAAGCTTCTTCTGGAGGGTCTACTGTAGCTAAATACTTAGAGCTTTTCCAATCTTCAATCGCTTGTAGAAACTCATTCAATCTTGTTTCGCCACTCATCTATGTCCTCGTTGTAGTTTAACTGAACTAACCGTATTTCATTTAATTTACACCAGTCTGCTTTATTTCTGTCCCTTGCCTGCGCTTTAAAAAATGACAACTTGTCTTTAAAATGAAAAGCATTAAAACGAAAGTGCTGCTCGCCGTGAACTTCTACAACCAAATTTCTATTAGGTATATAGAAGTCAGCACGTAGGTTTTTATTTCTTATGGTTTTTGTCCCCGGAAGACTAACCTCTTCTAGTATTCTATCATACGGATAGCAAGAGTCAAGCAGACCCTTCGCCTTTTGGTGGAGTTTAGATCTCTTTCCACCTCCAGACTTAGGGTTCCATTTGTACTCTCGGCTGTCTAAGCCTATTACTTTCAAGCCAAGACCTCTTTTATCATCGACTCTAGAGACTTTACTAGTTTAGGGTTTCTGTTTAAAAAGCTATAAACCTTGTCTTGACCCTGAAACTTAAAAGCTTTAGTAAGTTTTTCAGCATCTTCTACATCAACATCTGGATCAACCTCTTTAGCAAGTTCTTTATTTGTTTCTAAGAATGGGCAAGAGAACCAAGCTCCAGACCTGTCAATAAAACCCAAGTCTAGCGACAACTGAAGAACCTCTTGGGTTGAGTCGATACCATGACCATATCTAATATAGCTTTGCACCTGTCCTCCCGGCGGTCCCATCGAAGAACAAATAATTTTCCAGTTTACTACTTGACCAATTCTATTCTTGCTAGCATCTTCCCAAGGTTTTACTGCGGAGATTTTTTCACCACCACCCGCAATTTCCATTCTAGTATCTGCTTGATATTGAATTTTGTTACCGCCATCAGAAAGTTTTGCCTTACCAAACCCCCCTGTGTTTGCGATATAGTGAGTTATGGCAATAACAAGTCCTCGTTGCCTTGGTAGAAGTTGTCCAATCTTTTTTGTAAAGATGGACAAAATCTTTGGTAGCCCCGCCCGCCCCGGACTAAAGTCTCCATCTAATTCTTTAGCGGGAATCAAAGAAGATATAGAATCAATTATCAGAATCGCTCCCTGATAGTCTGGATGGCTCATCATTTTGTAGGCCATTTCTAAGAACTCTTCTGCCGGTAAAGGTTTATCTTCTGGTGCAATAACCTCTATTTTCTCAGGGTCGAAATCGTTTACCTGAAAATTCATATCTTTAAGACGACCTTCCGCATCTAGATAGATGACTGGTCTACCCTCCTTTTGACAGTTGGTAGCGATCTGCATAGCGGTTGTTGTTTTACCACTTTTAGGATCGCCTGTAAGAGTAACCCAACAGCCCTCTCTAACCCCACCGCCTAGCGCTATATCAATAGCGGGACTGATAGAAATTACTTTGTAGTCGCTCTTTTCTTTAAGCACCTCTGTGCCTGTTTTGATTATGTTTCCGTATTCTTTTATTTGACTTTTCAAATATTCAGGAGTTTTCTTTTTTGCCATCGGTATCCCTAAGTTTTGACATTAATGTTTTCTTTTTCTTCTTTGTTCTTGGCTTGTACTCTACATCTTCTGATATTTCTATAACCTTTTTTGGTTTCTCTGCTTCTATTTTAACCTCTTCGGATCGTTTTGCAACGCCCGCTTCTACAAACTTAGTGATTAAAACAAACTTTTTAGAACTGTGCAAAAAGCCCAAGGAGTAAACGTTTCTACCACTTGGGCCATTTAAATAAGATACTAGAGATTTGTCTCCGTATTTTTTAATTAGTTTAGACGCTAACCTGATTTGGGTTTCATATTCTTCTTTTTGTGACTTATTCCAAAACTTAAACTCAAGACTCCCCTTGTTGTCTCGCTCTCTTTTTCTGATGCAGACTAATTCAGCACAGTATTGCGCTGCGTTACAGGGCTGCCTTGTTGATATGCTTCTGTACTTCTGGATGTTTGATTTTTTCTGATTCATTTTTAAATATCATATACTTAATATTATCTTCTGTTACAGACCTAACAGATCTATACTTTTCAAATTCATTGTAGGGCCAGCTATATTTCGCGACATCCACACCTGAGCAGTCGTCTTTTAACAGACAAACAGTTAATGTCTGAAATGACGTAGAATGACTACCATCCATAGCTTGATCCTTTGCTATTCCTCGCATTACAGACACACCATCTAACCCTTGTTCATTTTCAAAGAAAACCTTTGCAGGAGCGCCAAACATATGAAGCTCTATTTTTACAGGAAACACATTGTTATCTGCGCAGTGATCAGTTAGCCTGCTCCACGGATTTTGCATTTCTGGTCTTTCGTAATCTCCATAAACTCTATCGCCACTAGATAGCGTAGTAATCCAACTAATCATCAACTGTTCCATTGTTAATGATCTCATATATCCGTCCCTATGTGTACAAATCATTTTATCCTTCCTTTATTTTATGAATAACCGACTTATACCTTTGTGGAGTAGAGGGTTTTTTTCTACTCTCGTCTCCTGCGGCTGAAGCGGCTTCTGTCATTATTGTTGCGGTCTTATTACTATCTCTCACGTAAAGAGATGATGAATCTATCGCGGGGGAAATAATTTCTGTTACCGGTTTTTCAGACTTGTCTATTTTGTCTTTTACTACTGGTTCAAGGCTTAGTTTTTCAACATATTTATCCACCATGTGAACAGACCTATCCATTTTATCTGCCATATTTGCAGTGTTCATGCTGTCGTGGTTTTTAGAAATATATTCTTTTTCTTTTTTTGAAAGTCTACCCTTCTTCATTTTACTTCTCCATTACTAATCTTCTAGCTCTTGTGAAATGTAAAGTATTTCTAGTTTTTAAATACTTCATATAAAAATTAAAACACGTTTCTGAGACCTTTTTAAACCTCCTAGTTTTAGAAGACGATCTTGTAAATCTATCGTTATAGGGATCAATTATTTCAGCCCTGTCATAAAGTATATAGTGAGAACTTGAATTGTCAACTGTACTGACGTATGCAAAAGCTTCTTTTGTATCCAAAGATACATCTGCGTGTTTTCCAAAGTATGATTTCTGGGCCTCTTGAGGTTCCGGTAAATTAAGATCAGAAACATCTTCTTTTTCACCTCTAGTCATTTAATTTCTCCAATTTGTTTTTTAATTTTCTTATGCATTCTGCTTCTGATGTTCCAGAAATACAAATCTGCGCCTTGTTAGAAATTTCATATTTTGACAATAAACGATTACCCATAACTTGATCGTCAAGACTACCATCTTCATACATTTTTCTAATGTCAATTTTCATCGTTATGGTAGCATGATGGGGGAAGCTTCTTCGATTTGTTATATTGTCCGATATTTCAAATTCATTCATCAATCACCTTCTTTTATCCATTTGACTTTTTCTTTATCCGTCATACCATTAATTTTTCTGTTGATATTCCTTCTCTTCTGCGCTTCGCTGTTGTTCTTCTTATTATCTTTTGCAGACTTCTCCTGCTTTTCGTAGTGTCCCATATTTCTAGTGTTTTTATCTGCTAACTGAGCAATTGTATTTGGCTCACCCCTGATGGATATTGATGGCGGATTTATAAAAACTTTTTTTAAAGTCTTTTTACTACAACAAGGACACTCCAATATAGATGGAGCGTCATGAGCTTGTCTAATCTCATCGTAGTATTTACACTGCTTGCATTCAAAATCATAAAGTGGCATTCGTTCCTCCGTATAGTAAGTTGACTCTATATTCTAGAGGGTAGAAGCTAATATTACACGCTAATTTTCCATAGCTGTTAATATTCTTCCAAGAATACCATTCCTTTGAATGTCTTCTCTTGTTAGCGTAGAGATTCCGACGCCATCAACACCATCAAGCTTTTCTATGCAGTCCCAAAGACCGCTTTTAGAAAGATCGCACTGCCTAGTATCTCCGTTTATCAGCACTTTACTCCCTTGACCCATTCGGGTTATAAACATTTTTATTTGTTCAAATGTACAGTTTTGAGCTTCGTCTAATATCATATATGTATTATGAAAAGTAGACCCCCTCATAACTTCTAATGGTTGATATTTTATTCTTCCTTCATTATAGTACATCCCGTAATACGCCCGACCCAAGAAGTTCCTGAAGTTTTCTTGCATAGGTAAAAGATAGGGGGCTATTTTGTCTAACAAGTCTCCCGGAAGACTTCCTAGTTCTTTTCCGGTACACACAAGGGGTCTCGTTATCAATACCTGATCTATTTCCCCCTTGTGGAGATGTTCAGAAGCTATTCCTGCGGCTATATAAGACTTACCCGATCCAGAAGGGCCGCTACAAAAAACAACGTCATTTTCTATTATGGACCTTATATACTCTTTTTGATTCTCCGTTTTTGCTTCTATTGTTTTTACTTTTTGGGGTGAGCTACTCTGTTTTTTAGTTCTTCTTTTCATTTAAAACCTTACTAGCTAGAACAATTCTTCGTTTATTAAATTCCTAACCTGAGTATCCTTAACTAAAACTATATCACTGAAATCGTTTTGATACGAAATGGTTGTCTCTACATTTCCGCCTCCCCCTGCTTCACCTCCGGTTGTTGCTATGCTGGTTAAATAATTTTTTGCGCCTAGATCCATTATATGATATTTAAACGCCATTGCCGGAACATCAATCGTTTGAAAGACAAGACGTATGATCCTGTCTGATTTATTGTAAAGAGTTTTATTTTGGCCTTTAGGGGGTTCATTAACTGTGTCTATCCCCTCCCTAAAAGGCCCACCTCCGCCACTTAAACCCGTATCGGTATTCATTACACCAGAGGCGGCAAAGTTTAAATCGCTATTTCTAACAAAAACATTATCTTCGCTACTTGTCCACATAAGGTCGTTATATTCTAAGGCTCGCCTAGCGTAGCCAGTAAAAGAAGAAGTCACTTGTATAGGCAAATTTACTTGGGTATATTTATTTTGCTCATACTCCTTATCTATTTCTGACCCCCTCCAAAACCCTGTATCCGATAACTCGTTATAATCTATGGCAACATTAATATTTATGCTGCTAATTCCCAATATCTTTAGAGGTCTCATCTGTCCATCGTCGCCTCTATAGATAGAATCTGTATTCCCCGCCTCAAACATACTTTTAACCTCTGCGGGAAGTATTGACTTTCTATCTTCGTCTTGCTTTAGTATGTCTAGATTTTCTTTTTTAAGAGTTTTTATGGCGTATTGGTTCGCACTGTTCACAGCCACTCCGCTGTGAGGCATCGTTGTATACCTTTGAGCAGAGCCAGTGCTATTCGTTGAACGATTTGAAAACTTGTAATCACTAAGAGTTGAAAGACCTTTATTATATTTAAGTTGTTTTGTACGCAGTGTTATAGACTCAGTAACACCGTCTAAACTTATGTTATAATCTATACCGGAAAGTAAACAACTTTGATAAGTTATTGACATAACTTTGTCTGCGTCTACGTCTGGAGTAGGGTTTGGAGGTATAAGACTTTTGTCTAAATCTGAACCCATATATCGAAATTTATCAGGCGTATATAAAATAGTTATATCAAACTGACGTAAAACCTTGTTGTCTTGGTCTTTAAACCCCTTGTCTCCTAAATTATCTTTATGTAATATGTGAGAGTTTTGATAGTCAGTATAACTGCTGGGATTCAATGAATAAAAAAAATCTTGATTTTCGTCTATTTTTCTTTCTATTGTTAATTCAAAATTTTGCTGACTATAATAATGATATTGCCTACCCACCTTTCCTACATCTAGTAAAGACTGAGAAGGAAAATCTCCATTTACCCCAACAGCCTGAACGCCCTCTAGGAAGATAGACTCTTTGATATCTTCGTCGTCCACCGATTCTTCAGTATTTCTCCCTCGTCTTTTGAAAACAGAAGGGTCTGTCCCGTATCCATCTTGACTATTAACAAGCACGGCTTGACAGGCATAGAATATTCTTCCGTTTGGATCATTAAATGGTAAAGTTGTCATTATGCACCAGTGCTTCCAAAACCGTCTTCACTACGGTCTGTATTGTTTAGGTCGGACACTTCTACAAGCTCAAAGTTTTCTACTTTTTGCAGCACAAGTTGCGCCACTCTATCTCCCGGCTTTATGTGGTAATCACTATACTGAGAATTAAAAAGGATAACGCCAACATCTCCACGGTATCCACTATCAATAACGCCAGCGAAAACATCTATACCGTATTTATAGGCCATTCCAGATCTAGGCCAGATCAATCCCACATAACCGGTAGGAATTTGCATCGCAATTCCAGTTTTGATTAATTTATGAGTATGCTTTTCTAATATCGCCCCGTGAGAAGCGTATAAATCAAATCCCGCATCAGATTCGTTTGCCTTTGTTGGGGCGATAGCGTCTTCGTTTAGCTTTACAAACTGTAAAGGATGCCCGTTCCAAGGTTTTATATATTTAGGAAAGCAGGTTCTCTTTTGATGTTCTTGCAATTGTTTTTCTCTAGCTAATTCGTCTGGGTGGATATTCATATTTTCTCCTAAGTTCTGATTAGTCCTTTTACTTCTTTAATTGGTTGATAGCCAATTGGTGATTTTTTACGTCTAAATGGCGCTAGCGAGTCAACGTAAAGGGTTTGGATTTCGTCTGGGAATAGGGCGCGGTTGTAGATTGTAAAATTTGCGATGTCTGCCTCAACACCACCCCAATAATTCGCACCAATCACAAATGCGTTTCCAGCACTCGCCCCGGCACCCTGTGATTGTGACCTGTCGAATCTTGCACCGAAGTAATAAGAAGTAACGCCATCAACAGATTCAACTAGCACATGCTGCCATTTATCCACTTCTAATGACTGTGTGCTTTGCGTATTACTGCCACGGTAAACCTCTAACCTGCCATCACCCAGCAAAGTTATTGCAAATTTGGGATTAGTTGGAACGTCATTCGCGCAAATGCCTCGTTTGGCTAATGAGTTAGGTTTGATCCAAAACGAAGCGGAAATATCTTGCATGATTCCAAAATCGTACCCAATCGACACATAATTTTGGGTGGGTCTGAAATCGCCAGCCATGTTAGTTCCAGTAAATCTTAATCCAGACCCATATTTAGTTCCCACCCAATCACTAGCAGCATCCATGTTAGTCAGTGTGCCATCATTCCCATTACCACTAACATCCCTGAGCGTGTCACCAGTCACCCCCAAACTAGGCATCCAAGCACCCACAAGACCTTTCCACAAATGAGGATTTTCACTTTCTCCCGCGTTTTTCGCATAGCCCGCCTTATAGCTTGGCTCTTCGTTGTGTTTAACCTTTATAGAAATGGGGGTTGTTGGTTTTGATGCAGATCTTATTTTCTCTAAGAGTGTCAAAGGGTGCGCATTAAAGGCAATTTGTTGCTTCTTGCGGAATGGAGCGAGCGAGTCAACGTAAAGGGTTTGGATTTCGTCTGGGCGTAGGGCGCGGTTGTAGATGGAGACGCTTGCCGTGCGACCAATAAAACCCTCACCTGTGCCATTTTGCGATATTGTGAGCGGATAAGAATTGCCAGACATAACCCAAGTCCATGCAGACTGGTAAACGATTTCGCCGTTATGATAAAAAGTTATTTGCTGCAAGTTTTCATCAATAGACATCGACACATGATGCCATGATCCAGCATTTACCGACGCTGAAGTTTGGACGGTCTTCCAATTTGAATCCTTTACTCCACCTTGCAAATTATTTGAAGGATCAATTCCGATATGATAAGAACCATCTCCGACAGGAACATTCTTGTAAGCTAATGCAACCCAAGTACTTCTATTTATTGTAGGGTTACACAGAACTGAAATCGTAAGCTGCTTTCTTACGTCAACTTTTTGAGTATGGGGTACTACAATTCTATCCGACCCATCAAAATCTAAAGCCAGCCCCTTAGAAGTAGCCACCCAGTCAGTAGCAGTATCCATGTTAGTCAGCGTTCCATCGTTACGATTACCACTAACATCCTTCAGCGTATTCCCCGTAACCCCAAGCGAAGGCATCCATGCCCCAGCCAGCCCATCCCAAAGATTCGGATGGGCGCTTTCGCTGGGGCTTTGGGCGTAGCCAGCTTTAAAACTCGGTTCTGTCAATCTTCTTAAAAACTTCAAGTTCTTAGTCCTGAATTTGTGTAACAAGCGGAGTAATTCTAACGGCCATTTCTACTGCGTCATTCATAAGAGCGTCTGCTGCGGAATTATTTACCACAACAAGTGTACCATATCTAGCTCTTGGTGTCAAGGTGCTGATGCTAGTATCAATTTGTACGGTTGTAGTCGCTTGCACCGTAGCGACCATAGACCCAAGATACTGAAGTTGTTTGAGCGAATCTGCCAAGTTGCTACTATATCCGGTATAAGCTGAATCTGACCCGCTAACACCACCAGAGTTATTAGTCGCGGCAGTACCGCTATTACTCCAAGAAATATAAAAATCCACAGTTTCGCCAGCGGCGGGCGCGGTTGCCCACTCCACAGAAGAGCCTAGTATATATTCTAAATCCATATTCGCCGTAAAATCCAACTTATCGCTTTGACGAGCAGCACCAGCAGCCAAGCTGGTTAAGTCTATTTGATTTGTCCTAGCACCCATACCTTGATTATCGACATAATCTGTTGAGTCGGCCACAACAATTGGTGTACCTATGGTAATTTTTGCACTATCTGGTAAAGCCATTATTAAATCTCCTTTATAGTTTAGCTTGAATAATATCGCCAGCACGAACAAACCCAGCGCCAAGCTCTTCGCCTCTGCTGATAGCAGCAGTTGCGAGTGACTCAAGACTTGTTTTGTCGTCTACCGTAAGAACGCTGTAAGAAACAAGAGCGTCAAGCAGCGCAGCGCGATCTGCAAGATTAAGATCTAACGTTGTGTCACTTCTAGTAATCATAAGGTATGCCGCCTGAGCAACGGATTTGATTGTATCATCTGCGCCCGATTCTGCGGCGGTTTTGATTTTTTGTAGTCTTGCACTATTAGCGGACCAAGCCAAAAGTTCGGCAGAGCCTATTGGTTGTAGTTTACTTCTGGTTTTTGCATTTAAAGACAGGGCGGCGGCGCTATCGTCCATATCACTGTAACCTAAACCCAAGGGGTCTGTTTGTAGTTCTAATCTAATTATCTCGATTCTCATTATAACTCCTTAAAGGATATCGCATTTTCCACCAGCGCAGGCAAGTTCCTGTTCTGGTTTTACATTATTTGTTTCTTCTATAACATTTGTAAAATCAACATCTTTGTATTCGCGGTTGATATCAACCCACTCCTTCCAATTATACACATCTTTCATGCAATATGTCAATTGTCTTAGATCTCCCTTAAAGTATTTATCAGCAAACTTCTTGCATCTGTCTCCCCATTCTTTCTTACCGTTACCTTTAAGCTTTTCTCCTACTCCAAGAAGACTGTCGCAGGCTGTCCACAGATTGTCTTCCCAGAGGGTTAGCGCAACTTCGATAAGACCGCTTACAAACAGGGAAGCATCCCCATAGTGAGCAACCTGTTCGCTTGGTAAGTACACTGTGGTGAATGGCGCTTGGGGATAGTCCTTGTCTCCAGAAATAGGAAGCAAGGAAATACCACAAAAGTATTTTCTATTCTTAAATATATATCTTTCTACTTCGTTCCACTCTTCTGGTTTAACATTA